CTAGGCACGCCCGGCGATCCTCCGCAGCCGGTTCACGACGACTGGCGCGTAGGCGAGAGCTTCGGGGTCGCGACACAGGTTCGCCACTCGCTGCCAGTACCGCGTGACCGACAGCCCGAACTCTTCACGGACCGCCGCGGCGTGGGCGCCCGGCGATGAGAACCGGCGGCCGGCGAAGTCGAGTAGTCTCCGGTCGTCGTCGGTCATGCCGCCCACGACCAATCGCCATCAGTGGCCGCCTCGATCTGCGCGACCTCGATCGGGTCGAGGTTCAGCATGCGCGTGTGGGCGGCCTGCTTGTCCACCCACCAGTGGTCGGCGAGCTCCTCGGTGGTGGGGTGTCGAAGCCAGCAGAAAGCGTCGATGATCTGCTCGACAGTGATGAGTCGGCGCGCGGTGATCCGCTCCACTTCGGCCTCGGTGGCGTCCGGGTATTCGATGTGGGTGATCTCGTGGGTGAGCGAGGTGCGTCGCTCGCGCTGTGAACTACCGCGGCGGATCCAGATGGTTGTCTCGCCGAGGAGTCCCATTGCTTCGCCTGCGAGGTGGCGGGTGCAGTCGATGACGAGGTGGGGGTATTGGTCCCTCGCCCAGTGCCATGGATGCCAGCTGTTCATGTCCGGTATGAGACCACAGCCCACCGACAAAAACGGCTGTGACCAGGAACTACACGAATGTCATTCGTGTAGTCGTGCACAACCTAGCACTCGGTGTTACTGTTCAGTCAAACGTTCCACCCCGCCGACAAGAGCCCCTGGGCTTTCCCTCTTGGGTAGGCGGGGTGGTCATCTTTTCCAGTATCGCGTGTGTCCACTCTGGAACAGGTTGAAGTCGGTCCACTGAACCTTCGCCAGCCGCGCACGCGGCTCTGAGTCGCCGACTTCGAGATGTCGATACAGCGACCATGAGAAGTAGTCAGCTATCTGGCCGTTCAGTTCGGACTTGACTGGATGGAACAGAAGCCGAAACTTCACGTCGAGCTTCTTCAAGTTGGGCACGACCGCCTGCTTGAACGCTCCCTGCTCCTTCTTGGTCAGTACTGAGTCAAAGACCATGACGATCTGCGTGTAACGGTCGCTGTGAACTCGTCCGACGTACCGCCCCATCGCGTTGCCGAACAGCGAGAACAGTGCGACCTTGTTCTGCTTCGAATGGTGCGCGTACGCCTTGTCGATCCACAGCGAGTGCACTTTGATCGTTGTGATGGTGCTGATTGTGTCAGCTACGCGCTTGCGGGTTCCGACCGAGTTCTCGGTGGCGTGGAACTCGAAATGCTCACTCCCCTTGGCCATCTGTTGGTACTTCAGATTCTGGATCACGGACGCCGATGCGCACGGATCGTCAGTGACGACCGCAGACAGAACGAAGTGCTGACTGCCCTTCTTGTCGAAGGTCATATCCCCAGACTCGTCCATGAACACGTACAGGGTCTTCTCTGGCGGAGCTTCTTCTACAGGGGCTAGCCCCGCCGCCACAACTTCTTCCCACGGATCCTCCATATGGGCCCAAGGATCGAAATCGGGCGGCTCGAGCGTGGGGGCCTCAAACTCCGGAGGTTCGCTCGTAGGCGGCTCGAATCCTCCCCAGGGGTCATCGCCCCAATGGTCGCTCACTCGGTGTCCTGGTTCTCTTCGCCGATGTCGTTGGTGCCGTAGTATCCGGCCGGGTCGTCGGGCGCGAACCTCGGGTCACGGGTACGGGCCGCGATCGCATCCTCCGGCGACTCCTCGCGCGCAGAAGATCCAGCCTCACGCCTTGATCGACGCTCCGACAAGTCTGTGGGCTTGACGTCGTTCTTCTGGTCTTCGGTGCCCTGTGCTCGCGCGGCCGGCGTCGGATCGGCGGTGTCAGTGGCAGGTTGTTCGGCATTGGAGACTCCAGGACTCTCGACGAAGCTCCGGATGAGCTCGTCTAGGGCTCGCCGCTGCCGCATCCCGAGCCGGTTGGCTTCGGCGGGCGGGACGTAGGGGTCAAGTTCTCCCGGTTGAAGTCCAGCCGCTTCGCGAAGCTCCGGCATAGGGATGCGCAGTAGCTCGTGAAACGCCTGAAGAACTTCTTCACTCGGCCTGGCCGGGTGCGTGCCGTTGCGGTAGTTGTCGATCGTTCCGCGTGACACCCCCGACGCTTCGGCGATCTTCCGGTTCGACATCTCAGGGAACCGTTCAGCGAAGTGCCGATTGAGTAGTTCGCTCAGTGCGCTCACGGCTACGAATCTCCAGTGTGGATGGTGTGTTGGCAACTAGAACTGTAGCCACCTCAGCTACAAAAACCATCGATGTAATTCGGTGCGCTGCACGTAAGCGACGAATCCCACTCTTGCGCATGTAGCCGCCCCCAGCTACATTGGCTATTGCCAACGTAGCCACTAGCCGATACAGTCAGGAGGTGACCATGACAACGACCTACCCCCGGAGGGAGGTGTACATGAAGCTCATCAGCAAGGACGCGCTTCGCGCCTACATGGACGCTCGAGGATTCTCGAACATGACGCTCGCTCGCAAGGCGGGTGACGAGAAGTATCGATCAACCATCAGCCTGCTCCGCGCGCCGAACGGCCGCACCACGTGCGGTCCCAAGGTTGCCGGAGCGATCGAGAAGGCGCTCGGAGCGCCGCCCGGTTCTCTTTTTGTGGTCGAGATGGCAAATGACAACGTGACCAATCGCCGACCTGCTGCATGAAAAACCCCCGCCGGACGGGGCGGGGGCAGACACATCAAGGAGTAACAAGATGCACGATCAGAATACCGCAGTAGAGGTTCGGGTCCCCGGATCGTCACTGCCGCTCTACACAGACGGAAAGTCGCTTGCTGCGATGAAGCCGATCGTCGAGTACTTCGGACTCGACTACTCGGGACAGCTCCAGAAGCTCAAGTCGAAGTCGTGGACCTGCATGGGGAAATTCTCCACGCAGCTCCCCGGCGACACTCAGCGCCGCGAGGTTGTCGGCGTCGACCGCCGCACGCTGACGATGTGGTTGGCGACGCTCGACGAGAAGCGTGTCCGTGAGGACAAGCGCGACGAGCTCCGCGCGTACCAGTCGGAGGCGGCCGACGCCCTCGACGCCTACTTCCACAAGGGCGGCGCGATCAACCCGCGCATCACCGAGCACCAGGCGAACGCGCTCATCTTCCAGGCCCGCGCGCAGATGGAGTTGTGTCAGGCCGCACAGGGCCTCATCCACCCCGACCACCTTGAGGCGAAGGCCCGCGTGATCCTGGCCCGCGGCATGGGTGAGAACGCCGAACTCGATCAGGGCCGGCGCCCGCTCTACTCCAAGGACTTCCTGGGCGAGAAGAACCTCAGCGAGAAGCGCATGAAGTCGATCTCGGGAGTGTTCGGGAAGCGCTGCAAGGCCGCGTACATCGAACGGCACGGCGTCGAGCCGGGGAAGTATCCGCTCACCCTGTCGAACGGGCAGACCCGGGACGTGCTGGCGTACACCGAAGCCGACCGTGACCTGCTCGAACAGGTGTGGCGGGACTACTACGCGCCGATGACGCTGGAGGTCGAGGCATGAACAAGTCGGATGCGGTGAAGAACCAGTCGAACGTCCATGACGGCACCGTGCTGATCTCGCAGTTCGACAACGTGGCGCGTGACGGCGCGTACATCACGATCCTTGGTCGCGCCGAGACGGGCGCGGCGGAGGAGATGCCGACGATCGTCGCGTTCGACCTCGCTGACCTTGCCAACGTGACCAATCGCCGACCTGCTGCATGAAAACGGCCTCGGTGCTGGAACACCGAGGCCGTCAAAGAAACAAGAACAGGAGAGTTCAAGTGCACACACAGTCTATCGCGCTGACGGGGGACGTTCTACCTCCCGACGTTGGCACCCGAGTCGCAGAGTTGCAGCGACTCGATGATGCGGAGGGGCAGGCGCGTGCAGTGACGGCGATGCTGTCCCACGCCCGCACAGGCCTGCTCGCCGCAATCGCGGCGCATGACCTGCCGCAGATCGTGGAGTTCAAGGCGAAGGCCGCGGCCATCCAGGAGATTGCGAAGCAGGTACGGCTTGGCAGGGACATGCAGCTTGACGCCGCCGAGTTCGTCCGGCGCGCTGAGCGTGGTCTCGGCGTGGCGATCCGCGAGGGGCAGGCGCGCGGCGAAATTGAGACCGCTCGCGAGGGCAAGGTCCGTGGCGCTGCCACCCGCGATCATCGTGTTGATAACACGATGATCAAGCCGAAGCCGACTGATTTCGCCGACACGAACGAACTAAGCGGAAATGGCGCGGGAATCTACTCGCTGACCGACAACGTCTCCGACGATCAGTTCGAGGAAGCGCTCACCGAAGCCAAGGATGAGGGCAACCTGTCCCGCGCGAATGTCGCGCGCAAGGCGAAGGCCAAGGCCGAGGAACTCAACGGCGACCTGACCGCGTCCGACATCGTCCATCTCGCCCGCGAGATCCCGAGCATTCCGGGTCGACGTCACGCAGCGGTAGCTGCCGAGAAGTTCGGCATCTCCAAGCGCACCTATGAGCGCATCAAGCAGGTCGTCGACTCTGCCGAGAACGACATGACTGGCGAGGTCCGCGAGTACGCCTCGTGGCTTGTTGGCGACCTCGACTCTCGGCGCATCACCCCGACCGAAGCTGAGAAGTCGCTCGCCGAGTTCCGGTCGGAAATCGATGCCGACGTTGCGCCCAACCCGGACAGCACGCCTCGCCCGTTCAAGAAGTCTGACGCCGAGATGCTCGCCGAGATCACGAGCAGCCTCACCACCTTCGCGGACCTCATCAAGTGGATTCGCCCCAACCGCATCGACAGCGAAGAGGCGAACGCCCTCGCATCCCAGGCCCGCACCGCATGGCGCGCCATCAACAAGCACCTCAAGGAGATCGAACAGTGAACAACCAGCGCATCGAGTTCACCAGCCGCATCGGGTGGGTCCGACTCGACCAGATGAACATCAGTCCCGTCGCCCAGCGCACACTCAATCAGCCGTGGGTTGACACCCTCACCAAAGACTTCAACCCCGACGTCATGGGCATGATCCACGTCTCCAAGCGAGACGGCTGGTACTACGTCGTCGATGGCCAGCACCGCCGCGCTGCCGCCATCCAATGGCTCGGCTCCGACCAGCAGGTCCAGTGTCACATCTACGAGAACCTCACCACTGCCGACGAGGCCGCACTGTTCCTCAAGCTCAACGCAGTGAAGGCCCAGAGCCCCATGTCCAAGTACAAGGTGGCACTCACCGCCGGCAGTCCGATCGAGACCGACGTGGACCGCATCGCGAGATCACTCGATCTGGTCATCGGGACGAGCAAAGACCTCGAAGAGATTGGCTGCGTCACCGCCCTTCTGAACACGTACCGGAAGTCCGGCCCCGGCTCACTCTCGTTCTCTTTGCGCGTCATCCGCGACGCATACGGATTCGACGGCTTCCAGCGCGACCCGATCGCCGCCCTCGCCCTCGTCAAGGATCGCTACGGCAACTCGATCAACGAGGACAAGCTCATCATGCGTCTGTCGAAGGTCGGCATCGTCGAGCTCCGACGTAAGGCCCGCGACTGGCGAGAGACCACCGGCAACCCGGCGGCGCAGTGCTTCGCGCACACGATGATCATCTTCTACAACCAGGGCCGAGGCGACAAAGTTGAGCCCTGGTGGAACATCGGCGTGGTCGGTGCGGCATGAGCGACTTCGAGCAGAAGCTCCTCCAACTGATCCTCGAAGCACAGTTGGAGGAACTGTCCTTACTCGCTGCTCTGGCGCTCCAACACCAGGGGCATCGACGGTCCGAGACGGAGAAGGAGATCACGTCCATCCGTCGTCGATACATGAACGTTCGCGACGTGGGTGTTGAAGTCGAACGAGTCGATGGCCCGCAGGATTCCGTCGGCGGTGTCGCTGGTGATGGGGTAGCGCTGCCCCGCGAAAACGAGAGTGACGTCTTCGGTCATGGTTCTTCTCCTTGCTCTGGATGTGGAAATTCGAGCGTAGGAGACGCCGGTCGACGGGCGGGCGAGGATGCACGCCCGTCGACTGAACGGCCGACAGGTGGTGCGGCATGAGCGACTTCGACCGCATCCCGGCGCTGCTCGCGGAGATCGGGGCGGACTGCCCCTCGGCACCCAAGCGCCGCCTCTGGGCGGAACTCAGGTTCCACCCGATCCGCCGCCCAGACGTCCTCATCTACTGCGCCGACATCGACGAGTTTCAGGAGCAGTACTCCCGCACTCTCGACGTCAGTCACATCAACGGCGAGTCCGGGAAGTGGGCGTCGATCACGGTGACAGCTGGCCCCGCCGAGGATCCGATCGCGCTGCTGGAGCGCGCTCTGGATTTCGTCCGCACGGAAACGCCGGTGCCGCTGTGAGCGCGGCGAGGTGGGACGTCACCAGCGAGGCGGCGGCGGAGCTGTTCGAGAGGTTCGTCAATCGCGCGGTGGCCCACGCGGCGCAGGTCGCAGAGGGCCTTGTTCCGCGCGCATCCGAAGAAGGTTGGGCACCTGTCCTCGATGCCTGGCAGGCATTCCAGCAGGCACAGGCCGAACACCAGGAGGCATCGTGACCACACCACTGCTACATGGTCCGCGTGCGGTTGCGGAGCGGATGTTCGGCGATCCGACGCGGGAAGACTTCGTGGCCCGGCGCATGTCGTCGAGGCGGTGGCCGTCTCGGAAGATCGGCCGGTCCCGGTTCATGACGGACGGCGACATTCTCGAGGCTTTGGAGATTGAGGCTGTGGCGGCGGTGGAGCCTCCGAAGCCACGGCCGTCGGGGTTGTCCCCGCGGTCACGGATGAGGTCGGCGTGACGCGCGCTCTGCCGGTCCGTCCGGGCGAGCCGATCCCGACCGCGGAGGCTGGCGTCACCACGTCGTGCGACGTGGACGGGACGCTCGCGATCGCCGACACCCGCGTGATGGACGTGACTCTGGTCCGCCTGACGCCGGTCGCTCGTCGCCTTCTGGCGCAGCAGCTTCTCGCGTCGGCGGCCCACTCTGCCGAGCATGACGCGGTTGGTGACCGCTGCACAACACATCACCCACTAATTCTTCCCGGTCCGCCCTGTTGAGGGAGCGGGGCGGCCCGGGGCTTTTCTTGAAAGGAAATCAGCATGACCAGCAACAACATCGAGGCGACCGCTTCGGCGCAGCTTCTCAACGGGGACACCGTTGTGGTGGATCGGGTGGCGTGGGAGCGCTTGAACCCGGACCCGACACCGGACTACACGGACGGCGCATGGGCGTACTTCGGCGAGGTCGCACGGGCGCACACGTGGAAGTTGGGCGCTCCGAGGGTTTGGGCCGGTGACCACTGGGGCGATGCCGACACGGCTGAGCAGGCCGCGCTCGACATGCTTCGTGCGGTCGCTTGGGCACGGCAGGAGGCCCAGCCGTGAGCGCCTTGTGGCAGGACGCCGCGATCCTGATGTGCGCCATCGTCTTCGGTTGGGCGGTCGGCTTGGCGATGGGGATGCGCGACAGGCCCGGACCACTGCATGTCCCGGATGAGGCACACCCGGCGTTGGACGGTCCGCTCGGCGACATCGTCCGCAACGGAAAGGTGGTGCGGCGATGAGCATCGACCCCACCACCTGCAAGCCCGACGACGTGTTCCGCATCCGTGTGGGCGACCGCGTGTTCGTCGGGGAGCGCGTCGACCCCGAGGACTACCTGCAATGGCGCCTGAATCGACCCGCCTCCGTCTGGGTCCGCGACGTCGACGTCACCGTCCTGCACCGTCTCGTCCCCGAGGTCGACGATGTCGTCGACGCGGAGGTCGAAGAAGACTGGACGATCCTCCGCAAGGCAGCGGACGCGATCCTGCACAGCGGCTACGACCCGACCACGCTCACGACCGTGCTCGACGTCGCGGACTACCTCACCGGGCAGGCCGGACGTATCGAAGCGGACCACCGCGCCGCGCAGGAGAAGGCCGCAGCCGACGCCGCGCGGGAAGTGCTGATCGAGAAGGCGGCGCGCATCCAGTGCGACGGCTTCTACGGTCCGGGCGCGTTCGACGACCGGGCTCCTGATGACGAGGTCCGCAAGCGGTACATCGATGACTGCGCGCGACTCGCTGACGCTGGCCTTCTCGCCGAGCCGGGTGAGGCGTAATGACTCCCGTGTTCATCGGTGTCGCCGTGATCCTCGCCGCCACCGTCGCAGCCGCAGCCCTCATCCGCCGCACCGTCACACGCACCTACGCACGCGACGGCATCACAGCCCTCGAAGCGTACGCAAACCACCCGGCAAGCAGCGCGCCATGAGCCTCGAATGCCGCTGCTGCGGACTCCACGGCCACGAACCCAACTGCCCGATCCGCCTCGGCCACGACTGGTGCGAAGACTGCGGCCACACACGCTGCACCTGCATCACCGTCTACCGCTGGCCCGACGGCACCCTACACAACCAGCCCTGGCTCGACCCGAGCCTCTACCAGCCCGAAAGGACAGCGTCATGACCACGACGCTAGGACGCACCGGCATCGTCCACGACCTCCCCGAAGCCGACTACCACCGCGACCTCACCACACTGTCGTCCACCGGTGCCCGCATCCTCGCCACCCGGACACCCGCCGAGTACCGGCACGAACAGCAGAACGGACGCCCACCCAAGCGGGAGTTCGACTTCGGGCACCTCGTCCACCGCATCATCCTCGGCGCAGGAGCCGACATCGTCACCATCGACGCCGCCGACTGGCGCACCAAAGCCGCCAAGGAACAACGCGACCAGGCATACGCCGAAGGAAAGACGCCCGTCCTCGAAAAGGATCACCGCCGCGCAGAACGAATCGTCGAAGCGTTCCGCGACCACCCGACCGCCGCCGGCCTCATCACCAACGGAACACCCGAAGCATCCGTGTACTGGTCAGACGCCTGGTCCGGTGTTGCGTGCCGTGGCCGTATCGACTGGCTCCGCCCCGACGTGGCGGTCGACGTCAAGACCACCGCGTCGTCGTCGCCTGCGGCGTTCGCGAAGAGCGTCGCCGAGTACGGCTACCACCAGCAGGCCGCCTGGTACCTCGACGGCCTCCACGCCTGCGGGTGGGAGGGCCGCGACTTCGTGTTCGTCGTCGTCTCCACCACGCCGCCATTCCTGCCGTTCGTGGTGCGACTCGACGACGCGGCGATCACCCGGGGCCGCGAACTGAATGCGAAAGCACTGGAGCGGTACGCCGAATGTCGGCTCACCGGCCTGTGGCCGGGCCACGGCGACACCATCCACACCATCTCCCTGCCCGCATGGGCCGCGTGAAAGGCACCACCATGAGCAACGACCGCGAGTCGTGGCGACCAATCCCGGGGTGGGAGAACTTCTACGAGGTGAGTGACCTCGGTCGAGTTCGGAGCGTCAATCGCACCATCGAAACCCGGCCCGGAGTCTTCGCCAATCGACGAGGGCGAGTACTGACGCCGTCGCTCTCGCCAGACGGGTATGCGCACGTCTGGCTGTGCCGAGGCAACCGGCGGACATTTCAGAGGGTCAGTCGAGCCGTAGCTACAGCGTGGCACGGCCCCTGCCCCAAGGGTATGGAATGCAGGCACCTCGACGGCGACAAGACCAACAACACACCCGCGAACTTGGCATGGGGGAGTCGTTCGGAGAACACCCACGACAAAGTCCGCCACGGAACGCACCCGATGGCGCGCAAGACCCACTGCAAGCGAGGGCACCCGCTCAGCGGGCCGAACGTCTACATGATCAACGGCGGACGCCGATGCAGAACCTGTGTCAACCAGCAAAAGCGCGATCGCCGCGCACGGATCAAGCATGAAAGGAAAGTCGCATGACCAGCACAGACCTTGCCCACATCGGCGAGACCAGCATCCAGCAGACAGCAGCCAATCTGTCCTACGCGCACCAGATTGCTACCGCACTCTCGGCGACCGCGTTCGTACCGCAGCACTTCCGCGGCAAGCCCGAAGACTGCGCCGCCGCAATCCTCTACGGCTCGACCGTCGGCATGGACCCGATGACCAGCCTTCAGAACCTCTACGTCATCAGCGGAAAACCCGCGCTGTACTCACGCCCCATGGTCGGCATCGTCCTATCCCACGGCCACGAGATCTGGACCGACGAGGAGACCCCTGAGAAGGTCGTCGTCTGCGGCCGGCGTAAGGGGTCCAGCACCATCGAGCGATCCGAGTGGACGATCGAGCGCGCAAAGAAGGCCGGTTACACGTCGAACAAGAAGTACCAGACCGACCCTCGGTCGATGCTGTACGCCCGCGCATCCGGCGATGTTGCCCGTCGAGTCGCCCCAGACGCCCTCCTCGGAATGGCCTACAACGTCGAGGAACTCGAATTGTCCGATGAGCGTCCGGCTCCGCGGCCTGTGGAGTCGGAGTTGGTGGGCGCCCATGCTGCGCCTGCCGCACCGGAGTGCCCGATCCCTGCGGACTTCGCGTCGAAGATCGATTCGGCGACGAATGTGGAGTGGCTGGATTGGGCGCGTGGCCGCCTGGCTCAGCACGAGGCTGATTGGCCGGATGAGACGGCGGCGCTGTTGGCGCGTGTGAGTGAGCGTGAGCAGGAGCTCGCGGCGGAGCGGGTGGATGCTGCGCCGGCGGAGGCCGTGTCGGAGCCGACTGTGGATGACGCGCAGGCGACCATCGCCGACGTCCTCGACGCCGAGGTTGTCGCCGAGGCGGTGGCGTCATGAGCACGAAGCAGGGTCCGGCCCTGCGCGGCTCGAACATGACGGTCCAACCGCATCCCGTTTTGTCCCCGATCTCGGGCATGGCGTGGGTTGACCACGGCGCATGCATCCCACCGCGGGGCGGCAAGGATTGGACGCCGGAGCAGTGGGCCGCCCATGACCTGATGTGGCATCCGGAGAAGGGTTCGTCGTCGGCTGCGTATGCGGCGAAGGCTGTGTGCTTGTCGTGTCCGGTGCGGCGTGAGTGTGCGGCGGCTGGTGTCCGGCACAACATGGGTGGCGTGGTCGCTGGGGTGGCGGTGGACACGAAGGCGTCGTCGACGTCGGGTGGTTCGCGTGCTCGGGCGTTGCGTGCGCTGGCGAAGGTTGCGGGGCTGCCGGATTCGGAGGCGTCGCATCCGCGTGGCCTGGTTGGCGAGGTTCAGCGGATGGCTGGTCGGGGTGTTGCTCCGCCTGTGATTGCTGCGCATTTGGGTTGCCGGATTGAGACGGTGAACCGCCACATCAAGGCGATGGCGGTGACGGCATGACTGACGAGATTCCCGACGTCGTGTCCCGTGCCCGCGCCGCCCTCGACGGCATCACGCCCGAAAAGTGGGTGCACTACGACGACTTCCTTGGCGGTGTGCACACACTCGACGACCTCAGTGAGACTGACGTCCGGTTCGCTCTCGCCGCGCCTGACCTCGTCCGCGACCTGATCGCCGAGGTGGAGCAGCTGCGGGATGACCTGCGTGTCGAGCGCATCACCACCCACCTGTGCGAGTCGGTCGACGCCGACCTCCGCGAGGCTCGCGCCGAGGTTGAGCGGCTGGCCGCCGAGCGCGACCAGGCGATCGCCGCGCATCAGCGAGCCGAAGCACGCGCCACCCTCCACCGCGAAGAACGCGACGAGGCACGCGCCGCCGTCGCCCGCGAGGCCGACATCTGGCACCACCTGTCCCTCGCGGCGGGTGGACCCGTCGGCACGCACGGTGACGCCGTCGACGCGATCGCCAGCCTGCGCCGCGAAACCGACCAAGCCGGGGCAGCAGAGCTACGCGTCCGACTTCTCCACTCGCCCGTCGACTGTCGCGGCACCGACGAGCAGCGGTGCCAAGAGTGCATCAGCGAACCACACCCTTGCCCGACCATCCGCGCGTTCGACGGGGAGGCGTGATGCCTAGCGGCGTCGCACGTACACGAGCTGCGGGCAGTGCAAGCACTCGTAGAACACCGTCGCCGTCGTCGACCCGTCCGGCGGCGCACCCCACGACCGGACCGCGTTCTCCCGCAGGATCAGCATCCGATCCGGAGTCGACCACGCCACGCCGCACCGAGGGCACGCCGCCGGGATCGTCTCGACGACACCCCGCTCGGTCTGCCGCCACTCAGCACCATCCCACCAACACCACGCCATGCGGTGACGGTAGCGCCAACCACCGACAGGAGCAGCAATGAGCGACAAGTACGACTGCATTCGAGAATGCCCTGGACATCCGCTTGGCATCGCGCCATTGGGGCCGTCATGGGTTGTCGATATCCCTGGTCAGCCGCGCTACTACAGCGACGGATGGCATTTCGGGACACGGGAAGACGCCGAGGAATACGTGGACCACTACATGGGGCGCTCCGACTCGGAGGTTCTTGGCCCGCTGGGTGGTGACACGGCATGAGCGACCAAATGGCCATGCGTACCCGAGACGAGACCCGCATGAAGATCGCGCGCACGCTCCGACGCGAGTTCGAACACCAGCCAGCAACCATGCGATGCGACGACACCAAATTGCTGCTGCTCTCCGAGCTGGTGTTGCGAATCGCAGAGGGGGCGGCATGAGCGACCTCGACTTGTGGCCGCGTATCGAGGCCGCGATCTACGACACCAAAGTCGGACGCGCGGACGCCGAATGGCAGTGGCCCCGATGCCACAAGAAGAACTGCCAGTGCCAGAGCGACATCGACTTCGTGTTCGGCATGTTCACCAAAGCAATCGCCGACAGCGTCTACAAGGAATTGCTGTGCAAAGCGGTCACTGACCCGGATGGCCTGCCGTGAAGTCCTGCACGCACCTCCAAGCCCTCGCCATCAACACCGTCATCACCCTCGCCGCGATCGGCATCTGCCTGTTCGCCGCGTTCTACCAGCCCTGAAAGGAGCCAGCCTATGACCACCACCGAAGTCGTCGCACTCGTCCGCACCTGGCTCGACGACCTACACGCAACGCACGCCACCATCACCGGCCCCAACATCAGACCCCGACGCCTCGCCACCGTCACCATCCTCAGCCTCATCCGCACCCTCAACCCCATCAACGCCACCATCGTCAACGATGTCGCCAACGTCGCCGCGGCACCGTACGGCGTCGTCCGCACCGAACTCCGCATCGCCGACCCGTGCATCCGGCACACGACATGGGAGCACCTCGGGGCAGGTGCAGCATGAGCCTCACCAGAGCCCAACACTCCACTGCCCAACGTCTCCTCGACGACGGCTGCTCCTACCGGGAGACCGCCAGAACCCTCGGCGTCGGCCGTGCCAGCGTCATGAAAGCGCTCCCAGGCTACGGCTGGACATACCGGCAGGCCGGTCAGTTCCGGGCGGCCACCCGCGACCGGTCAGCGGAGAGGCGGCCGGCATGAAGAAGCTCCTCGACCCCGACATCTGCCCGCACCTCACTCTCGACGCCAGGGACCCGCGGCACCCGCGGTGCCGCCAGTGCGGCACGCCGTGGCCGTTCGTCCACGCCGCAGGGCAGGCCGATGAACCGACATTGTTCGGAGGTGCGGCATGACCGCCGACGACGTTCGCAGAAGACGCCTCGACGCGCACGCCCGCGGTGAGTGGTGCGACGCCTGCGGAACCTCGCAGTGGCCGCACGGTGACGAGCCCGACGAGCTCGCCCTGTTCGCGATGCCGGCAGGGGAGGCAGCATGACGTCGCCGCGGTTCCCGCACTGCACCCAGTGCGGCTCCACCCTCAACACCTGGACGATCCGCGTCTGCCACAACTGCGAACAGAAGGAAAGGACCGAGCCGTGAGCAGTCGCCAGTTTGCCATTTCGCCTGGTAGAATGGGGTGCACAACTGAAAACGGCCCCGGCTGGTGCGTCAACACCGACCGGAGCCTGACCCAACCCCATCTGATTACGGCAGACAGGAGGGCTGTAGTGGATTCTACAGCGCATCGCATTCCGCGATCCAGATACCTCGCAACTCGCGAAGGTTTGATCATCGCCCCCTCGGGCCGGCCACTGAAGCCGTGGGCCGGAGACCGCACAGGGCACCTGCGGGTAGACATCGACCTAGGTCGACACTTCGTCCACCGCCTCGTCATGGAGACGTTCGTCGGGCCATGCCCGAGCGGGATGGAGGTTCGCCACTTGAATGGCGAACCGGCTGACAACAGGCTGGAGAACCTTGCGTACGGCACGCGATCCGAGAACGTCCTGGATTCGGTCGCCCACGGAACCTACCGGAACGCGAACTCAGCGAAGACCCACTGCCCGCGCGGGCACGAGTATGTGGACTCGAACGTCTACATCGACCCCCGTGGAAGCCGACGCTGCCGCGCATGCAAGGCGGGCGAACAATAGTGGCTCGCATCAGAACGATCAAGCCTGAGTTCTTCACCTCTCCCGACATCGCGGCACTCGACTTCCCGGCACGGCAGTTATTCCAAGCCATGTGGTGCTACGCCGACGACTTCGGGATCGGCGAAACGAACCTGTACGGACTGCTCGGTTTCGCCTTCCCCGACAGCGACGGATTCACTGCGGAGGATTTGCGCGGATTTTGCGCCGCACTTGCGGCGCAAAATCTCGCAGAGTTCTACACGGTTCGCGGGAGACACTTCTATGTCATCCAAACGTGGGACAGTCACCAGAAGACGGAGCGACGCTCCACCCGCCGCAAGAACCCCACCCCCGAGGATCCCGAAGCAACCCCTGACATGCGGATTCTCTGTTGCGCCGATTCTGCGCCGAATTTGCGCCGCACTTCCGGCGCAAATCCTCCGCAGGAACAGGGGAAAGGGAACAGGGGAAGCGGAACAGGGGAACAGACGACGACCGCGCGCGAGCGTGCGCGCGCTCCGCGCGAGTCGTCGTCGACGTTCGCCGACGGAACACCGATCCCACCCGAGCCTCCACACGACTCCGACGAGCACGTCGTCGTCGCCGAGATCGTCCCCACCGAAATCGGAACCGCCGCGACACCGCGCACCACCTCGCCCGGCAACGCCGCCAAGACGACCGTCCGCACCATCCTCGGTGGAGCCGGATACCCAGACTCAACCATTCAGCAACTCGCCACCCAAGTATCCAAACTCTCCGGGAAGCACGAACCCGAACTCATCGCCGAAGCGCTCCGCGAATGGGACCGAAGACCAAACGTCAAACCCTCATTCCTCGGATCCGTCCTCGGCGACGTCGTCAAGGCCAGACGTGCCAGACCCGACCAGCCGAAGTCCAAACTCCGCGCCCTCGCCGAACTCGCCAACGAAGAACGGTCACGCGAGAACGACCACCAGCCCAACCGGAAGGAACTCGCATGATCACCCGATCCGACGCACTGGACATCATGACCGCAGTCATCGCCGCCCACCCTCGCACCGCACCCCGCTGGCACGACGACCCAGACGCCGCACGAGCCACCGCCGACATCTGGGCCAAGATGTTCAACCGACACAATCTCGCCGCACCCGACATCCTGGAAGCAGTCATCGTCCGGGCGGCCGACACGCCACAAACGGCACCCGAGCCCGGTGAACTGGTGGCAGCAGCACGCCAGATCAGGCAGGACCGGGCATCACGTGAACAAGGCGACCGCGACCAGCGCGCCCTTCACGAAGCCAAGATCGACCGCAAGATCGCCAACTTCGCCGGCAACTTCGGCATGGAGATCGACGGGCCGATCCGATGAACGACACCGAACCGATAGGAGACCTGCTCCAGTCTGTGACCGATCTCGTCGACGAGGCGGCGTCCGCGCCACGCGCTGATGTCGTGAGGACTCGACACACCGAGGATCGGAAGCCGATCAATCCCATCGTCCGGGCGTCTGTCCTGCGCCGAGATAGATACCGATGCGTGTGGTGCGGAAGTCGCTACCGACTCGAAATGGACCACATCATCCCGTGGTCCGCAGGCGGCGCGGACACTGCCGACAACCTGCGAGCGTTGTGCAAGTCATGCAATGAGGCGCGGTCAAATCGCTTGAGTCTGCTCGACCTCGATGCACAGACCATGCCAGCTGTGTGGTGCACAAGGTGTGACAGTTCCGACCGCCTCGACGACATGGTCGAAGTCTGGTGTCGACGATGCGGATCTCGCGGATTCGGGTATCCGGCATGACCACGTTCACGATCGACCTGCCGTATCGGACGCCGCCACTCACGCTCAACGGCGGTGTGCCCACGTCGGTACCGGCGATGCGAGCCAAAGCCCGCCAGATTCGCTCTGTACGCGCTGACGCCGCAACCCTGGCCCGTCACACCAACCTGCCCCTGAAAGTCGCCCACGCGACGATACAGCTCCACTACGCCCCATCGCAGACCAGGCACCGAGACCCGATCAACCTCACGCCCACCCAGAAGGCGTTAGTCGACGGCCTCCGCGACTACGGACTCGTCGAAGACGACGACAGCCGATACGTCACCGACCTCATGCCCGTCATCCACCCGAAGACCGGAACCGGCGTCGGCCGACTCTGGCTCACCATCGACACCCAGGAGAAACCATGACCGCCGCCTGTTTCGTCTGCCGCCACCCCAACCCGCCCGAACGGCCAGACGGTTGCGGCCCCGAATGCCACACCACCAACGCCTGCCTTGAGCTCGCCGACACCTTCACCCGAGAGGACCACCGATGACCAGCCTCGAACAACACCTCGCCGACCACGCCCAATCGACCCGGTACGTCGACGGTGCTCCCCGCTGCGCCTGCAAGTGCGGGAAGTGGATCGCGAGCATTGTGGAACGCGGCCCCGTGAAGGCCCATCGCCACCACGTCGCCGACACCTGGCGTGAAGTGCGGACCGTTCGCGCCGTCGAAGAACTCGACGCACTGCCGATCGGGACTGTCGTGCAAGAGGACGAGTACCGGCACACCTGGATCCGACACAGCAAGAAGTGGCACTGCTCGTGCGACGGCACATACGTGGAGTGGTCATCCGCAGGGGCATTTGAGGAGCTCGAACGCAGGCCGCTCACCATCCTGTGGACGCCCGAGGACGGTGCGCTGTGAGCACAAACCTGCACACCGTCACCATCCACGGCGACACCGTGAACGAGGACGACTGGACCAGCTACGAGAACGTTCGAATCGAATTCGCGTGCAGCGGTGACGAGACCAGCGAATGCCACCAGTACCCGGACTGCGGGTGTGCCGACTGGGACGACCACCACGAGGCAAACCTCGGCCCGGAGCACGCAGCAGTACCGCACAAGCAGTGCTGGATGCAGGACTGGTTCGACAACGACTGCATTGTTCCGATGACCGAAGACGTGGTCTTTCCCCTTATACGCGACGACGGCAGGTGGAAACCAGGCATGTCTGGGCCGATCCGCACCACCTTCGAGCTGGACTACATCGCATGGCAATTCGAGGACGGTGCCCGATGACCACCGCGGCCCTGTCACGTTCGTGTCTCGCGCGCGTGTGGTCGTGCTGGTGCGGCACCACACTCCACCGCCGCGACGACCTCGGTGAGCGTGCCTGGTTGGCGCGGATCGCAGACCACACCCACCACTGCAAGGAAGCAAGAGCATGAGCACCGACGGATACCTGACACGAGTCGAACAAGACGCACTCAAAACACTCCTCGATGCCATCCACAACTGGATCGCCGAAGCCCTCGACGACACCCTCACACGACAAAACCGCTTTACCATCGGCCCACGAAGCGGACCCCAGAAACGCCGCGAAACACCACTCCCATTCCACGCCCAAGCATCCGACGCCGCAGCAGACCTCAACGGCACACTGAAGCGCCCTGGGTTCCGTTCCGAGTCTCAGCAAGGAGAATCGGAGTATGCCCAAGAAGTTCAGTCCAGAGCTGCGTGAGCGTGCCGTGCGCATGGTCTACGACCGCCAAGCCCGCGAGGGCGGCCCTCGCGCAGCATCGATCCGTGCCGTCGCGCCGCAGCTCGGTGTCGGCACAGAGACGCTGCGGATCTGGTGCAATCGCTACGGCGCCACCGAGCCGGTCGGACCGGGAGAGCCGCTCGAGGAGGAGAATCGCCGTCTCCGGCGGGAGCTCGCCGAGGCGCGACGTGCGAACGAGATCCTGAAGGCCGCCTCAGCGTTTTTCGCAGCGGAACTCGACCGCCCCACGACGAAATGATCGCGTTCGTCGACATGCATCGCGAGAAGTTCGGGGTCGAGGCCATCTGCCGCATCCTCAGTGCGACAGAATGTGGGTTCATCACCTCCCGCGGATACCGCGCTGCCAAGAACAGGCCGGCCTCCGCTCGCAGCGTTCGGGACGAGATGCTGGCGGAGGAGGTGCAGCGGATTCATCAGGCGAACTACAGCGTCTATGGGGTCCGGAAGATGTGGCACGCAATGCGCCACGCAGGATGGAACGTCGGTCGCGACCAGGTCGCGAGGCTGATGAAGATCGCCGGCCTGCAGGGCGTTCGCCGAGGTCGAAAGCCCGTCACCACCTGCTCCGCAGACGGAGATGACCAGCGCCCGGACCTCGTTGAACGGCGGTTCGTCGCGGATCGACCGCAGCAGCTTTGGGTCGCCGACATCACCTACGTCCGGATGCTCTCCGGGTTCTGCTACGTCGCATTCGTTACCGATGTCTTCAGTCGCAGAATTGTCGGCTGGGCGGTCGCGCCCACGCTCCACACGGAGTCTCTGCCATTGCTCGCACTGGAGCATGCACTGCAGTCCACCGGGGTGAGCAGGAACGAAAGCGGATTGATCCACCATTCCGACAGGGGTAGTCAATACGTTTCGCTCGCCTATTCGGACGCTCTGCTCGCCGCGGGAGTTACGGCTTCAGTAGGTACCGTCGGCGATAGCTACGATAACGCGCTGGCCGAGACAGTGAACGGCCTATACAAGGCGGAGTTGATCTACTCCAAGCGGATCTGGGAGTCAGTCAGCGAGGTTGAGCTCGCCACGATGGGCTGGGTCCACTGGTGGAACACCTCCCGGCTCCACGAAGCTCTCGGCTACCGCACCCCGGCGAACGTCGAAGCGACCTACACTCACACCACGACGACCGCGCCCGCGACCGTGTAACCACGGAACGAAACCCAGGGCGCTTCACACTCATGGTCTGGATCGAAGCCGTCTGCCAACAACGCCACTACCCGTGGCCCGGACGCCTACGCAACGCACCCGCCGCCAAATGGCTCGCACAACACATCACCGGACTCGCACTCTGCGACGACGCACAAGACGCCGCAGACGAAATCACCGACGCACACAAACGCGTACTTCGAGTCATCGACAGACCAGCATTCCGCCAATACCAAGGGCAATGCGAAATCTGCCAGGGCGACCTCTACGGATACCGCGACGCCGACAAAATCACCTGCGCCCAATGCTCCGAAGTCATCCGGAAAGACGTCAACGACAGACGCCTCGCCAACCAACTCGAAGACAAACTGTGCACAGCCAACGAACTCGTCGTCGTCATCGCAGACAGGTTCGGAGCAACCATCAAACCGAAGACAGTCCACGACCTCGCATACCGGAAGACGAACCCGATTCTTGTCAGAGGGTCGACATACGATGAACAGAAGCTCTACCGGGCAGGCGACGTGTTCGCCGAACTGAGGAAACGGAAAGTGATCGCATGAGCAGTTGGGGAGCATCAGGCCGACGATCCGTTAGCCCGGACGATCTGACAGGGCATACCTGCTTCTGGCACGCCTGCTCAACCCGAGTCCCGGTCCGGTTCGCAAACGCAGGACTACTCGCGTGTCGAGAACATGCACTCCTGACATGGTCGATCGTGAATGAGCAGATGGAGATGGTTCAAGGTGAGCCGGTTCCAGAACGGGCGAAGGAGAACCTGAACTATGACCACCCGCTGAATCCGGAACTACTCGACCACAACGCGCCATTCAGCCTCTTCGGGGAGAGGGTGGGCATGGCGGTTGAGTCGGCACGAACCGGCGTCGTGTACTTCGTACGTACCGGTGGGCGAATCAAGATTGGGTATTCGACAAACCTGGAAAGGCGTCTCGCCCAATACCCGCCCGACATCGAAGTCCTATACCTCGTGAGAGGGGACAGGGATCGTGAGCGGTACGAGCACAAGCGATTCGCCGCGTACCTCGCCGACGGGCGTGAATGGTTCCAGGATCGCACGGAGGTTACGAACCTGATCGCGGCCATGTCTTCCGCCGATCCAGGGTGGACCCGATTGATCGAAGATGACGAGTGGTGGAGACGCCGCGCAAACACTGCCCCTGAGATAACAGCAGGCCGAATCGCATAGTGGTACGCTTCGCGTAGCGGGACAGTTGGTCGTCAGACCGGCGGTCCCGTTTCGCGTATCCGCTCCCCGAAACCGGGTTGAGCGTGCGCACCCTCCCGCCCTGCACGCGCCAACATGCGCGGGCTGGCGCACGGACACGGTCCACGACGCGTGCAGGGCACAACTTAGGTCACAACAGAACAAGAACCCCGGCGACTGCGCTAACAGTCCCGGGGCATGGACGAACCCGTGGAAGGGGATCGACATGGAATATCGTACCTGCACTATCGGCGATTGCAGTGGCGCACATGCCTCTCGAGGAATGTGCGACAAGCACTACCGCCGGTGGCGTGCGCACGGGACGGCCCAGCCCCAAGATGACCATCCAGTTCGCGAAGGCGAGCTATGGCGGACCATTCCCACGCATCCGACACACGAGGTGAGCAACTTCGGAAACGTCCGAAGCCGCACTCGTCAAATCGGAAACAGGATCGTTCAGGGGCGTGAGCTGTCAGTCACAGTCAGCACCACCCGAGGATACCCGCAGGTCAGCATGACTATAGAAAGCGGCAAGCGGGTCACTCGAGAGGTCCATCCACTCGTGGCCGCCGCCTTCATAGGACCTCGCCCGGAGGGTTCTGAGGTTTGCCACAACGACGGCGACCGCACCAACAACGTGCCTGGCAACCTTCGCTATGACACTCCGCGAGAGAACGCACTAGACGTGATTCGTCACGGGCGGAATGTGAACGTCAATAAGACGCACTGCCCATCCGGGCACGCATATTCAGCCGAGAACACCTACGTGTGGAACGGCTATCGACACTGCCGAGAGTGCAGTCGGAAGTCCAGAGCGGACTACGAGCGGCGCAGAAGGCAAGAGCGGAAACGAAGGCAATCATGCCAAGTGGCGCAGTCGTCTGGACCTCGTTAATCGTCAGCATCGCCGGGTACGAGGCGTACTGCATCCGCAGCGGCCACGCAGACGAGCTTCTCAGTCGAGTCCTAGATCGAGCTAGGGCCAAGCACCCTGTCGCGAACGTGGCCTGCCGCGCAGCAGTCATCGCAACCGCTCTACATCTGTGCCGCGCATACCCGAAGCGGTATGCGCGCTACGACCCGTTCGCGCTGCTCAGGCTTACGTGATCAGCGTCGACGAACTGACCTCCAAATACCGCGGCGCGTCATTGCGCTCACCACGGATCCGCAACATCTGCAACGTGCGTGACGCCGTCTGCTCGATGCCGGCACCGTGGACGCGCAACGTAGCCCAGTCCGCCGACCACATCGTCGGATACTTCGGCACACAGCACAGGTACTGAGGGGGCGACGATGGCGTGGATTTGCTGCGGACACGACTGCGCCGAAGCGCTCAAGCGGGCGAACGCGGCAGGCCTCGTCACTTGGGGATGCGGATGCGGCCACGAAACGTTCATCCCGAGGGATCCATCCAGCCGCCCGATGATCGACTGTCCGGACCGCGGGCTCCTGCCCCTCGACTCATGACCAGCCTCACCGCGTGGATCGCCGACCAGATCGCCGAAGCTGCACGGCCCATCGCACACAGGCTGACCGCCGACACACTCAGCCGACTGCGCATCCACATCACCGTCCGACTCAGCCTGGAGGAACCGTGAGCACAGCAGCAGAGTGCATGATTCCAGCCCGGGTAGCTCAGCGCAGTACTGAACTGCTGGCTGCGATCGAGCGCATGATCCTCGGGCAGCTGCCAGAGGACGTTCTTCCGATGCCCCGCCAGATGCCTCGTACGCGAATGTACTTCCCGCAGATGAAGGTGCGTGGCGGGCGACGTCGACACGGGCAGCGTTCAACCCAGCAAGCGAACCGGTACGCCAACGGCGGCGTGGTCTGGATCGACGAGGCGTACCGATGATCGACACTGACGACCCGCAGCACTGGCCCGGCGACTCAGGTGCAGTCATCGAAGCCTGCGTCCCAACAGACGAACTGCTTGCACAGATCGTCAACGAAGCAGCCTGGGTCGCGCTCTTTCAACTCGCCACCGCGCTGCAACTGCCAGACATCATGGACGCCCTGATGGAAGTCACAGCAGACGACATCCACCAGTGGCGAACAGCACCATGACCGCCGTCACCAACCCGCGCGCCTGCCAGGCACACCAACGCACCACCCACGACGGACACCACATCCGCGTCTGGTGCGCCAAGAACAACGGCCACAACGGCGCACACGAAACCTGCGCAGGCGTCACGTTCACCGACCACCAACACGACGGAGGACGCGGAAGATGACGTCGATAAGCACCGTCGAGATCAGCGGCGACCACCAAGAGGGGAAGCGCCTCGCGTCGTCAGACCCGCGCGTGATCATCGTGCACCGGAGCAACTGATGCGATTCTGCGAGCGGTGCGGCGTACGTCGTCTCGCGGACTGTAGCGTGCTGTGCTTCGCTGAACGGCAACACGACAGCCTCGCCACCACAGACCACACGCTCTACACCAGCCAAGCAGAGGACAACAAAGGGGCAGCATGAGCGGCCTACAGTTCGTCGACCAAGACGACCACGACTTCGCCATCACAAACCGCGACGGCCAACTCGAGATTGTCGTCGGCCACTACATGGAGGAGTACGCGTTTCGTCCAACGAAAGACGAAGCGCGAACCATCGCCAGACGCCTCCTCGACTGGGCCGACGAGTGACAGCCAAGCGCAACACCAGCACACGCGACAAGGCACATGCACAAAGCACCAAAGAGCCATGAGTAGCAACTGGAACAACAACGGCCGCTACCACGGCGGATTCCCCGCGGCAGTCAAAAAGCGAGCCGAACAAGAACTCCCCAAGGTATGCGCCCACTGCGGCGCCACCAACTGCCCGCTCCGCCTCGACCACATCCGCAACACCGCACGAGGCGGCAACAACACCATCGACAACGCCCAATGGCTCTGCGACACCTGCCACGACCACAAGACACGCGCCGAAGCAGCCGAAGGCCAAGCGATCCGCACCGCCAAACGCACGCTCCCGAAGCGGCCGCACCCACTTGACCGGATGATGCCCGGCTAATCCAGAGCGAGGTGTCACCGCGATGGTCCGTACCTGCAGATGCGGATCATCACTCGAAGGCAAGCGACCACAGGCCAAGTGGTGTAGCGAAGCCTGCAGGCTCAAGCATCACCGACAGGACCACCCGGCATACGTCGAGCGTTCTCGTGCACAAGGTCGCGCACGCAGTCGCGTACGACAGTCAGTCGTCGACGCCTCGCGACCACCGTGCAGGTACTGCACGACTCAGGTGTCACGACACGGGGCAATCACCTGCCAGTCGATCGAGTGTCGACGCCGCTTCCACAACGATCGGTGCGCCGAACGTCGACCAATGTACAAGGACCGAAGCTACGTGCGCGCCAACAACGCGCGCCAGTCCGCGCGCCGACGTGCACTGCTCGCCGCGACCGACGTCGAAACGTTCGACCCAGTCGAGATCTTCGCCCGTGACAACTGGACTTGCCACCTCTGCGATCAGCCAGTCGACCGGGCAGCCAAGGTCCCCGACCACCAAGCGCCCACGCTCGACCACCTCACTCCACTCGCGCATGGCGGCCCACATACACGCGCCAACGTCCGCTGCGCGCACTTCATCTGCAACTCCGTACGCCAGGACAAGCCACTGAGCTGCGCCAACAACTGATCGGGTGGGGGTACACCCTCGCGCCGCCCCATACCCATGCCGCTACGCATAGCACCTCCCAGCCTGCGTGCGACCTCTCCTGTGTTTTGCCCTCTCCGGCGGTCCTGGTGGCCGACCGCTCATGGTCCTGGAGGCCGAGATGAAGACACCTACTGCGCCTACGAAGCTCGGCCCGAAGGGGCGGAAGCTGTGGAACTCGATCGCAGGCAAGTACGTCCTGCGCGCCGACGAGATGCGGACGCTCGAGGATGCGTGCCGCGAAGCTGACCTCATCGAGAAGATGGAGAAGGAGCACCTGACGGCGGCGCTGATCGTCAAGGGCTCGCAGGGGCAGCCGGTGATCAACCCGCTGGTGTCGGAGCTGCGTCAGCACCGCGCGACGCTCGGCGCACTGTTGAAGTCGTTGAAGCTCCCCGACGAGGTGGAGGCTGCGGCCGCCGAGGGGCGGTCGACGGCGGCGCGGAATGCGGCGAACGCTCGTTGGGGTAAGCGCACGGGCTGATGGCTGGCCTTCTCGTATCGACCACGGAGGTCAGCCCGGACGCAGAGTACGACCGGATCATTGCCTGGTATCGAGCCGAGCTCGCCCGTTCGCGCCCTGTCGAGTACGTCGACTGGCCGCCGGTGATCGTCGGCCCGACGTGGAAGTGGACCGACGACGGCTGGCACCTACCGGCGCACAGTCTCGGCTGGGGTGTCCTCGCATGGTGCGGCGCCTGGTTGAGGGACAAGCACGGTCAGCCGTGGCAGTTCACGCTGGAACAGGCACGGTTCCTGCTCTGGTACTACGCGGTCGATGAGCGTGGCCGGTGGCTGTATCACTCGGCGGTCCTCCAACGGCTGAAAGGCCACGGCAAGGATCCGGTTGCTGCGTGTGTCTCGCTCGCGGCGTGTTTCGGTCCGGTCGTGTTCGACGGCTGGGTCGATGGGATTCCTGTCGGGGCGAATGATCCGACGGCGTGGGTGCAGCTGATCGCTGTGTCGCAGCGGCAGACGCAGAACACGATGAAGCTGTTCCCGACGCTCGTCACGGAAGAAGCCCGCGCACGGTACGGCATCCAGATCGGCCGCCTGAACCTGTGGGGGCTCGGCGATTCGGTCCAGGTCGAGGCGATCACCGCCTCGTTCCTGTCGATCGAGGGTGGCCGTCCGACTCAGGTGATCCGCAACGAGACGCAGAACTGGAACTCGTCGAACCAGGGCCACGAGATGGCCGGCGCGATCGAAGGTAATGCTGCGAAGTCTGAGAATGGCGCGGCACGGATGCTCGATGTCTGCAACGCGTACCGGCCTGGCGAGGATTCGGTGGCCGAGCGGGTGCGGGACGCGGCTGACGCCGCCGCACGCGCGAACGTGAACGTCGGGATCCTGTACGACTCGCTGGAAGCTCCGGCTGCGGCGCCGCTGACGATCGACGCTGCACCCGCTGTGCTCCGGTCGATCGCTGGTGACTCGGTCTGGCTCGACACCGACCCTGACGGGCGGATCGTGCAGTCGATTCTGAACAAGTCGAACGACGAATCTGAGTCGCGGCGCAAGTGGTACAACCAGGTCGTCGCGACCGCGGACGCGTTGATCGATCCCGCGGTGTTCGACGAGCTCGGCTCTGATGATCGTCTCTCCGATGGCGACACGATCGTGCTGGGGTTCGACGGCGGCAAGACCGACGATGCGACCGCCCTGATCGCGATGCGCGTCGAGGACCGTCTGATTCAGCCGATCGGGATCTGGCAGGCCCCCGACGGAGCGGCAGGCCGCGACTGGGAGATCGACCGTACCGCCGTCGATGGCGTCGTGAGGAACGTGTTCGGCCGGTACGACGTCGTCGGGTTCTTCGCCGACGTCGCGCTGTGGGAGTCGTACGTCGACCAGTGGTCGATCGACTTCCGCGACCAACTCGCAGTCAAGGCGTCCCCTCGGTCATCGGTCGGGTGGGACATGCGCGGCGGGAAGCGCGATCTGACGCTGGCGAACGAGTCGCTCGTGTCGGCGGTCGTTGATGAGAGGGTCCGCTTCACGACCGGTCGCCCTGTCGACACGTTGATGCGTACCCACGTCCTGAACGCTCGCCGCCGACTGAACTCGTTCGGTCTCAGCTTCGGCAAGGAGCACCGCGAGTCGGCACGCAAGGTCGACGGCTGGGCAGCCCTGCTCCTCGCCGATATGGCGCGCGCCAAGTTTCAAGAGTCCGGCAAACGATCTAAGCCCCGCACTGGGGAGGCGTTCTTCTTCTGACCAGGAGGTCTGTGTGAACAAGCTGCAGGCGATCGACGCAGCTCGCAACCTTCTGCAGGTCCGCGAGGAGGAACGGAAGCGGCTCGACCCGCTGGCGGACGCGATGAAGCCGTGGACCACCGAGAACGCATCGTCGAAGGTGTTCGCATCGACGAAGACGACATCGGCGGAGACAACCAAGGCGATCGCGGCTCGGTCGCAGCGGAACTTCCTGCCGCTGGTCCTGGACGTGTTCTCGCAGGGCATGAAGGTCGACAACTACCTGGCGTCCGCGACGAAGGACGCGTCACCGGCGTGGGCGTGGTGGCAGAAGAACGGTTTCGACGCCCGGCAGACGGGCGTGCACCGTGCGGCGCTGCACTACGGCACGAGCTATGTGGTGGTGCTGCCGTCGATGGCGCCCGCTGGCGCGCCGAAGGCAGAGGGCGCGTTCATGCGCGGGACGTCGCCGCGGGAGATGACGACGCTGTACGGCGAGCCGATGGAGTGGACTCCCGGCGGTGGCCCAGTCGACTCGGATTGGCCGATCATGGCGTTGGAGGTGAAGGGCAACCAGATCCGCGTCTACGACGAGGAGCAGGTGCACTTCATCGGCGCGAAGCGCGCCCCGAACGTGTCCGGCATGGGTTGGAAGGACCCGGCGCTGCAGTCGGCCGACAACTTCGACTACATCGAGGGCCGTGCCCACGGTGTGGGTGTGTGTCCGGTGGTGCGGTTCCGTGACCGGATGCTCCTCGATGGCGAGGAGCAGTTCGGGATAATCGAGCCGATCCTCGGGATCCAGTCGAACATCGACCAGACCGTGTTTGAGGGCAACACTGCGCAGTACTGGGCGGCGTTCAAGCAGCGGTACGTGATGGGCTGGATGCCGTCGGATGAGCGTGAAGCGTTCCGGCAGGCCGTCAGCGAGACGTGGTTCTTCAAGGACGAGGACGTCAAGGTCGGCCAGTTCGCCGAGACGGACCTCAAGCCGTTCCATGAGTCGAAGGCGGGTGCGATCCGCGACCTCGCGGCGACCGCACAGATCCCGGCTCATGCCCTCGGGTTGGACGGCATCAGCAACATCTCTGAGGCGACGCTCGCCGCCCTTGAGACGGGTAAGGAGCGCAAGTCCAGCGAGATCGAGACGTCGTTCGGCGAATCCTGGGAACAGGTGCTGCGGACGGCGGCGTTCATTGCCGGCGACATGGTGTCGGCGCAGGACTTCGCCTCGGAGGTACTCTGGCGCGACCAGTCGGCCCGATCGTTCGCGCAGACCGTCGACGGGCTGGGGAAGCTCGCGACGATGCTCGGCGTGCCGACGGAGGCCCTGTGGGAGGACATCCCAGGGTGGACGCGGCAGAAGGCTGATCGTGCGCGCGAGATGCTCGACGGCGGCTCGGGTCTTGAGTTGCCGCCGACGTCGTGAAGCCGACCGAGTATCGGCGCCGTCGTGATCTGATCTGGCGGCGCGTCCGCCAGCAGATGCGGTCGATCCTCATGTTCGACGGTGTCCCGGTGACGCCGGAGCACCGGGAGGCTGCGGCGCAGAAGATCCTGTTCCCGGTCCGCCGGGCTCGGGAGGAGTCGACGCAGCTGGCAACCGACTTCTTCAACGGGGAGGCTGTTCGCGCTGGCCGTCCACAGGTTTCGGCGGGGCGGTCACCGTTCTATCCGCGTGAAGCGGTCGAGGCGGTGTTGGAGCGGGCGACGGCGTCGAAGGTGCGGATCGACGGCCTGGATGTTGTCCCCGCCACGCCGACGCAGACGGCGCGGGTTGAGGGCCTGGAGGTTGCGCCGACCCGCAGTGTCGTCATTGAGGGCCTGGACGATCTCGGTGTTGAGCTTGAGCGCGCTCGTGTGGAGATCGACGAGTCGAACCGGCGTGACCCGGCGGTGGTGGAGAAGGTCAACCTGCGGGTGGACCGTGCGATCATCCGGCACATCGAGCAGGCCGCACGCGACACGATCGTGGCCGCTGTCGAGGCCGAGGAGGAACGGTCCGGCGACCCGATCGGATGGGCACGCGTCCTGACAGGTGCCGAGTCGTGCGGGTTCTGCGCGATGCTCGCCTCACGCGGCCCGATCTACAAGACCGAAGAGACGGCGCAGCGCCGAGGGAAGAACCAGGAAGAGGGCAAGTACCACGATGGCTGCGACTGCCTGATAGTCCCCGTCTTCGACATCGACGACGACTGGGTCGGCAAGGACGCGTGGGAGAACCTTGAGCAGCTGTGGATCGAGTCCGACGGTCGGAAGGACTTCGAGAAGCGGATCCGTGAACTCCGTGACAGGGGAGACCTCGACCCGTACGTCGGCGCCGCCGATTCGGGGACTGCTACCCGCGAGCCACCGGGACCGCCGGTCCCTCCGGTCACCAAGAGCGCTGCGGGCGGCGATGACGACAAGTCCGGAATCAATTGGCCTCCACATCTGAAGTACGGAACAAAGGACCATCCGCACCCGCACCGCAAGCCAGTGTGGACTGCGCAGGAGCGTGTCGATCGGCAAGCCGCGCTCGGGATCGATCTGCACGGCGAAGAGCTGTATCAGCACGAGATTGAATCTGTTGAGCGAATGCAGGCACTCGGTGCTGAGTTGAAGTGGATCCGAAGGTTGGGCACCGAAGGCCAGACCACGAACGACGCGGTTTGGATCGGGGGTGGTGAAGACAGGCGAGGCCGGCGAACCGATATCGAGATCGAACTCAAGGCCACCAAGGCAAAGCAGAGTTCGATCATTGACGTCATCACGAAGTGCTTCGTTCGGGCTGAGAAAGCGGATCGCAGAGGCGACGCCCACGCAGACAAGAAGAACTTCGTGATCGACATCGGCGACGGTGAGCTCACGGACACCTTGAACCGACAGTTGTCGATGTTCAACGAGCGACGTCGAGACCGGATCCCACCACGGCAGATCGAGGGGCTGTGGATAATGACTCGCGGAAATCTCGTTGAAGTCGAGATGCAGTAACGCGTAGGCTATGGATGTGGCCTCGGCCCCCCGTTCCAGCCGCGAAATAATCGGCCGTCGGAAAGAGCGGGCGGACGAGGTCACATTCATCCGGGAGTGACGACGCTGGTGCGTCACCCGGACTGTAAATCCGGTGCGAAAGCATGGCAGGTTCGATCCCTGCCACTCCCACCATTCACTATCTGATGGCCCCGTAACCACTGGTTGCGGGGTCTTTTCATACCCACATACCCGCCCCGACCCTCTCGACGAGGTTCGGGGATCTCGTGCTGCACACGAATCACACCCCAGGAGGGCAACCCATGAGTGCACCGATCACCGACCCCGCCGCGACACCGTCACCGGAGGGAACGGAGCCGCCCGCAGACCAGGCACCGCAGGCACCGGAGACGCCGAGTCCTGCCGCGCCGGCCGAACCGGAGCCGTCGCGGTCGCTCGACGATGCGTCGCCGGAAGTCTTGCGCGCCGAGGTGGCGAAGCTCCGCAAGGAGTCCGCGGGCTGGCGAACCAAATACCAGGACGCGAAGCCGCTCGCGGAGGCGCAGCGCGCCGCGCAGGAGGCCGATAAGACCGACCTGCAGCGTCAGACCGAGCGAGCCGAGGCGCTCGAGCGTGAGCTCGCCGACCTGCGCGCGCAGAAGCAGATCGCCGAGATCGCGAACACCTACGGCATCGAGCCTGACGATTACGACTTCCTCGGGTCCGGCACCCGAGAGGAACTGGAAGCCCGGGCGAAGCGGCTCGCCGCACGCTCGGCTTCTGCGCGGCCCCCGACCGACCGGCCGGTGGAGTCGTTGAAGCCCGGAGCTTCACCTGAGTCGCCCGCACCCGCGGACGACTCCTACCCGGCAGCGTGGCGACCCAACCACCTGCCCAACCAGTAAGGAGATCTCCTCATGGCAAATGAGGCCATTCCCCTGTACCGCCCGGGTGCCGACGTCTCCGCGACGCCGACCGCTGCGGTCAAGGGCAAGACGTTCGTCAACGTGTCCGGCGCGATGGCGGGTCAGCTCGTCAAGGTCGCTCCGGCGGCAGCCGCGGCGCTGGTGTTCGGTGTCGCCGCGTTCGACGCACCGATCGGCGGGACCGTCGCGGTGATCCGTGGCGCGAAGACGATCCTGCCCGTCACCGCCGGCGGCGTACTCGCTGCTGGCGATGAGGTCGAGGTCGGAGCGGGCGGCAAGGCCGTCAAGCTCGCCTCGGGTGCGGCCGTTGGCCGTGCCCTCGACGCCGCCGCCGCTGACGCCGACGTGTTCATCGAACTGTACTGAGAAGGAGGACAGACATGAGCAACGCAATCCAGTACCCGCTCGCAGCACCGACGCTGACCGGCAACGACATCACTGTCGACCTGATGCTCAAGGAGCCGACCCGCATCACGCGGTACCTGTCGGACCTGACGCTCAAGGGCTACTTCGCTGACCGGATCTTCGCCAACGGCGGAGGCACCTCCGGTGGCGCGGTCGTGTTCGATCAGCTCACCAAGAACGATCTGTTCGTCAAGGGTGACCGCGACGTTCAGCAGGTCGCTCCGGGCGCGGAGTTCCCGATCGTCGACTTCGAGCGGCAGAAGCCGCGTACTGCGCAGGTCGAGAAGTTCGGTGGCAAGTTCTTCGTCACCGACGAGGCTCGCGACCGCAACGACAACAACCAGATCCAGGTCGGCACCCAGCGCCTGGCGAACACCATCCAGCGCAAGATTCACGCCCGCGCTCTCGGTGTGTTGAACGCGGAGATGGCTCTGCTCGGTGCGTCCGCGCAGACGTACGTCGGCAAGAACTGGGGTGCGGTCGTGACCTCGGGTGCGTCGCAGACGTCTGCGCAGGGGTGGCCTGCCGCCGACCTTGCAGCGGTGCAGTTGATCGCTGATGAGGCGGAGTTGGGTGTGCAGTTCTCGCTGTGGATCGTCAACCCGGTGCAGAAGTCGGCGTTCCAGACGGTCTACGGCAATCAGTGGAAGGATGTCCTGTCGAACTGGGGCGTCGACATGATCGCCTCGAACCAGGTCGAGGCCGGTACCGCGTGGGTCGTCGCCGAGCGCCAGGTCGGCGAGCAGCGACTGGAGAAGCCGCTGTCGACGGAGACCTGGCGTGAGCAGGAGACCGAGCGTACCTGGGTGCAGTCCAGCGTCCGCCCGGTGTTTGTCGTGACAAACCCGTTCTCGGTCGTCAAGGTCACCGGACTTCAGGGTTAGGGCGATGAAGCGCATCGTGGTCGTCACGCTCGCGTCGTACGTGGATGTCGAGGGGCATCCGCGTACGGCCGGGTGTGGAGACGAGATCGACATCCACGACGAGTACCTCGCGGCGTTCGACGCTGCTCAGGCTGCCGCAGTCGGTGACCGCGTCGTGGACTCCCTGATCGACGCTGAGCAGGCCCCGGCTAAGGCCAAGCCCCGCTCGACGCGGGCGAAGGCCAATGGCTGACTTCGCCACAACCACCGACCTCGTCGATCGGTGGCGCCCGATGGACTCGACCGAGCTCAACCGAGCGGCTGTGCTGCTCGGTGACGCGTCGGAGATGCTCGCCAACCGGTACCCGGCGCTCGTCGGGAACGAAGCTGCGGCAGCCACCGCGCGCATGGTCGTGTGCGCGATGGTCCGTCGGGCGATGTCGGTCGACGACGACGAGGCCGGAGTGGCGTCGACGACAGCGTCGGAGACCGCACTCGGGTTCTCGCACTCGACGACCCGACAGGCCGCCAACCCCGACGGTGCCCTGTACATCTCCTCTGCCGACACGCAGAAGATCGAGGACGCCCTCGGGCTCAACCGCGGTGCGACCTCGATGACGATGCTGGGAGCCTGATGAAGTTCCGGCACGGCTCGACCGTCGAGGTCTGGCGAGGCACCCGCAACCGGGACGGCGACCGCTCCCTGGCCCTGGCGGCCAGCATCGAGCACGTTGGCGTCCAGTGGGGCGCGTCGACAGAGACGTCGGACCGTGGACCCCGCAGTGTGACGACGGCGACGTTGATCTTCGATCACACGCCCGACATCGGTGCGGACGACACGATCATCATCCGAGGAATCCCGGGGAAGTGGAACGCGGTCGGCCGGGTGCTGCCTGTCGAATCCCCCTTCACCGGGTGGCGTCCTGGTTCGACGCTCTCGATCAAGGAGGTCGACTGATGGCAGGTGCCTACACGCCGGATCGGTCGGGTGTAGCGCGGATGCTCGCGTCGAATGGGATGCGAGCGTTCGCGCAGAGCACTGCGGACGCGGCTGCGATCACGGTCGCTGCGCGTCTACCTCGGCTGACGGGTGATCTTGTCGAGTCGGTGGCTGCTCGGGCCGTTCGCGGCCGTGACGGCCGATGGGTCGGCGAGGTCGAGGCGACCGCACCGCACGCGGCTGCCGTCGAGTTTGGCAACCGGACGTCGAAGGCACGGCACGTCTTGCGGGACGTCGCCAAGGAGTTCGGCTCGTGACCGCGGCGGTCGGTTTCCCGGATGCTGAGCAGGTCGCCGAGAACCTCCTGGCGGACCTCGGGTACGCGTGCAAGTGGTTGCCCGACGACCTCGAGGCGAACCTGCCGGTCTTGCTCGTCACCCGCATTGGTGGCACTGACGATGGCGTGACTGACCGCGCGGAGGTGCAGGTCGATGTCTGGCACGTCGACCGTCCGCAGGCGTGGGCGCTTGCGTCGAAGGTCCGTGACCGCATCAACGTTCTCGCATCTGGTGGCGATGTCGCCGGAGTCTGGGTCGATCACGCTCGTGTCCTGGTGGCTGGGCAGCAGATCCCGACAGAGAACCCTGACGACCGTCGTGTCGTCCAGACGGTCCGCATCGACATGCGGCCGCCGCTCTAAGCGCCAGGCGCGCAACTCCCTTTCACCTCGCACCCCGCTGTCCGGCGTGGTGTGTTCACTCAACCCTTGAGGAGGGCCGTCATGGCCGATCTCGATCAGCTGGCGAAGGACAACGCCGGCAACATCATGAAGTTCACCCGCGCGGTCCTGTTCTTCGGACCAGCCGACGCGGACATCCCCGATGCACTCACTGAGGCCACGGCCGGTCAGCCGCCGGTCCTGTCGGCGCTGCCGACCGGCTACGTTCCGGCGGGTCTGATCAAGAAGGACGGCGGCTTCGAGTTCGGCGCCGACCGCGACATCTCCGAGACCGAATCGCTGGGCTACGCGTCGCCGACGCGACGCGACGTCCAGAAGGAAGACGTCACGATCAGCTACGCCCTGCAGGAGTTCAAGCGCAGCTCGTTCGAGCGGTACTTCGGTCTGGATCTGTCGGGTGTCACGGTCGATGCGACCACCGGCGAGGTGTCGTTCGCTCGCCCGATCACCCCGGGTCTGATCGACTTCCGGGCATTCATCATCGCCCGTGATCGCAGCGGCCCGCAGGAGACGTACTTCGGTCGCTTCTTCCCGAAGGCGCAGATCACCGAGGTCGACTCGTCGTCGTTCTCGGCTGAGGACGAGTTCGCATTCCCGGTCACCATGACCGGTCAGCCGGACCCCGTCGTCGGCTACTCGGAGAAGTTCTTCATCGGCGGCGCGGGCTTCAAGGCTCGCGGTACCGCTGGCCACGGCTTCGGCACGCCGTAGCCCTCTGATCGTGGTCCGCGCGGCGTCACCGTCTCCGAGCGTCGCGCGGACCACATTCCGCCCAAAGTCGGAGACACCGTCCCCTGGAGGACATCATGGCTGACCTGCCTGTCACCCTCACCCACCCGAAGACCAAAGAACAGTGGGTCTGCGAGACGCCGACCGCGCTGCACACCGCGCTCTCGCGTGGCTTCGTCGCACCCAAGGACGTGCCGAAGCAGGCACCCACACCGGCACCCGAGCCGACGGCATCCGCCTCGGCTCCGAAGCCGGACACCAAGACCACCACCAAGTAACACCCGATCGGAGACATCATCATGGCCAAGAAGCTCGCAGGCTGGGACGCACGCGTACGAGAGGCAGAGCGTGAGCCCGTCGAATTCGACCTGCCCGACGGCACGACCGTCCGCGTGGAGCAGATCAGCGGCGGACAGGCGCGCCGACTCAAGCGCACCGACGACGAAGACGAACAGCTCGAGATCCTGTTCGGCGCGAAGAAGGCAGAGAAGATCCTCGACGCCTACGAAGACGTGCCCGCATCGGTTCTCAGCAGCCTCCTGCAGGACATCTTCGATCACTTCAACGGTGACAAGGGAAAAGCGCGGAAGCTCTCGGCCGTGCCATCCGACGACTGATCGAGACGGTCGAACTCGTCGACGAGTTCGGTGACGAACTCGAGTACGACCTCCAGCACGAGCTCAACGGGTTGGACCTTCTCGACTTCTTTCGAGGGGTCCACCCGTGGGCCAAACTTCACCGCCTCGCGTGGCAGCTGCCGTGGTACTCGCGGTTCAAGAAGGCTCTCGACTCCGACGAGGAACTCGCAGCGGAGTGGGCGGAGAAGTTCACGCTCGAGGACTTCGACTCGGCGGCCGGATCGGCACCGAATCCGGATCTGGCGGATTGGGATCCGTGGCGTGATCTCGCTGCGGACATCACCGATCGTCTCGGCGAGGTCATCGTCGCGACGCTGTTGCCGCACGCGAAGAAGAACAAACGGCCGTCGGTGAAGCCGGCTCCACGTCCGAAGACGGCACGACAGGCCGCGCTCGACGCACGCAAACGCGTCCTTGAGCGGGAAGAGGCCGACGACATCATCGCTCAGATGATGGGCGAATAACCGAACAGCAGGGGGATCAGTGGCGACCTTTACCGCAGCCAGCGCAAAGATCAAGCTGGTCCCGTCGCTGGAAGGGTTCCATCGGAGGGCGTCGTCGGATCTGCGGAAGATGAAGCTGACCGCGTCGGTCGATCTTGTCCCGGACGTTGCGGCGTTCAAGTCGCGGGTCGAGGCCGTCAAGGTCACGGTCCCGGTGAAGCTGTCGGTGTCGGCGGCGCAGTTCCGTGAGCAGGTCAAGAACCTCAACGTCACTGTCCCGACGAAGCTGCAGGTCGATGCGGCTCACTTCCGGGCGCAGGTCGAGCATCTGCGGGTCACGATCCCGACGTCCCTCGATGTGGACACAGCCGCTGTCCATGCGGCGTTGGCGACTCTGCCGTCGGGGACGATCCACACGAGCCTGCAGGTGGACGCGTCGTCGGCGATGACATCGGTGCGTGCCGCGCACGCCCAGATGCAGGCGTGGCTCAACGGCAATCCGCTCACCGTGCGGGTCCACACCGACAACTCGACACTCCAGCAGCTGATCGGGCACCTCAACCAGGTGTCGTCGGCGTCGAACCGCGCGTCGTCGTCGGCGAACGGGACGTCGTCGGCGCTGGGTCGGATCGGCGGTGCTGCTGGGTCGGTCGCGAAGATCTCGGGTCTGATCGTCGGTATCGGTGGCGCGGCGGGTTTGGCGGGCGGCGCGGTCGGTGGTCTCGCGATGGGGCTTGCTGGTCTGGCCGCTGCAGGTCTCCCTGCGATCGGCGCGATCACGGTCGGCCTCAAGGGAATCGGCGAAGCGTTCAAGGCGTTCGGCAAAGACGCCGGTGGTGGTGCTGCGGCTGCGGTCGACAATTCGTCGGCCATCGCGTCGGCTGAGCACAGTGTGCAGACTGCGATGCGTGGGTCGAAGCAGGCCCAGGAGGATCTGACGCGCGCTCGGAAGGATGCGCGCCGAGAGATCGACGACATGAACATGTCGTTGCGGCAGTCGGCTCTCGACGAGCGTGAGGCGGCGATCGCTGTCGCCGACGCCCGCGACGAACTCGCCAAGACCAAGAACGACTCGAAGGCCACTAAGCGTGACCGCGAGAAGGCCCAACTGTCGCTTGATCAGGCTGTTCTGCGTCAGGAGGAAGCCGTCAAGCGAGGCAAGCGACTCGCGGCGGACACGGCTGAGGCGAACAAGAAGGGTGTCGAGGGGTCGGACCAGGTCGTCAAGGCCAAGCAGGCCATCGCCGATGCCGACTATCAGGTCGTCGAGGCTCAGCGTGCTCTCGCGGACGCGATGAAGTCGACGGCGTCTGCGGCTGGCGGGAAGGATCCTGTCGCGGAGGCGCTGGCGAAGTTGTCGCCGAACGCGCGTGCGTTCGTGGAGACCGTCCACGGCATGAGCGATGCGTGGACGGAAGTGAAGTTCGCGACGCAGGACGCGCTGTTCGAGGGTGCGGCCGAGTCGATCCAGGGTCTGGCGACGACCTATCTTCCTGTCCTCAAGACTGGTCTGACGGGTATCGCGACCGAGATGAACGGTGTCGCGCACGGCATGGCTGGGCTGTTGCAGCAGCCTGCGAATGTCGACAAGGTCGGCCTCGCATTCTCCGCGACCGCTGGCGTGATCGCTGGCGCGAAGTCGGGGATTCTCGACATGACGCAGGGCGTCCTTGATCTCGGTGCTGCTGCGGCTCCGGTCGCGACGCAGCTCGGTGAGGGTTTCGGTGCGATCTTCGGCGAGATCGGTAAGGCGTTCACCGAACTGTCGAACAGCGGCGCGATGACCCAGTTGTTCCAGAACTTCGGCGTGCTCCTGGAGTCCGGGATCGGGCCGCTGCTCGGCGACGTCGTCCGTACCTTGACGACTCTCGGGAACGCGGTACTGCCTGCGTTGACTCCGCTGCTGTCGACGCTGGGCAACACCCTTGTGATGATCGCGCCGCAGCTGGGTCAGTTGGGTGCTGCTTTCGCGCAGGCGCTTACGCCGATCCTCCCGGTGCTCGGGCAGGTGATCTCGGCGCTGGCGACTGCGCTGATCCCGATCCTCCCGCCGCTGTCGCAGGGCATTCAGACCATCGGTCGGGTGCTCGCGCAGATCCTCCCGATCGTCGCGCCTGTGTTCGAGGGGATCGCCGAGAACTTGAGTAAGGCGCTGAGTGCGCTCGCTCCGTTGCTGCCGCCGCTGTTTGAGTTGGTCTCAGCGATCTTGACGCCGATGATTGCGATCGCCGGGCAACTGTTCGATGCGTTCGCCCCGTTGATCGCGCAACTCGCCGAGGCACTACGCCCGGTGATCGAGGCACTGACACCGATCCTGGCCGAAGTCGGCCAGATTCTCGGCGAGGCGCTGACGCAGGCGATCCAGCAGATGACTCCGCTGATGATGCCGATGGTCGACGCGTTCATGCAGCTGCTGCAGGCGATCCTCCCGATTCTTCCGGTGCTGGTTGAGCTCGCAGTGAAGTTGCTGCCGGTGATGATGGTCCAGTTCCAGTTGTGGGCACCAATCCTGACTGAGCTGATAAAGCTGATGGCGTCGTGGATCGAGAACCAGCTCAAGGTGTTGATTCCGATCATCTCGAAGGTGAGTGAGTGGGTCGGCAAGCTGACCGACAAGCTCCAGTACCTCGGCCCGATGATGTCGATGGCGATTCAGATGATCAAGGACGGCGTCGGTCGGGCGAAAGACTGGATCGTCGAGAAGTTCACTGCCGTAGTCGATTTCGTCCGTGGCCTGCCTCAGAAGGTCCGCGATGCGGCGTCCGGATTGTGGGACGGCATCAAGGACGGGTTCAAGTCGGCGGTGAACTGGGTCGTCCGAAAGTGGAACGACCTGAGCTTCAAGATCCCCGAAATCACCATCCCGAACCCGCTGCCGGGCGACAACGATTTCAAGATCGGCGGGCAGTCGCTGGACACGCCCGACATCCCGTACCTCGCGTCGGGTGGACCTGTTCGTGGTGCGGGTGGCCCGACGGACGACAAGATCCCGTCGATGCTGTCCAACGGCGAGTTCGTGATGAAGACCGCGGCTGTCCGCAAGTACGGCCTCGACTTCATGAACCAGGTCAATTCCGGTCTGTTCAAGCCGCAGGTCGCTGCAGCGTTCGCCTCGGGCGGTGCTGTCGGGACGCCGACGTCGGCACCGGCTGCGCCGTCGGGTGATCCGTTCGCTCAGATGGTCGCGTTGCTGTCGACGATCGCCGGGAACACCGGCCAGCAGGCGGCGGCCACTGGCGGTCCTGGTGCGGCAGCCCCGGCTGGTGGTGGTGTGACGGGGGCGGGTGCCGGAGTGGCTGGCGCCGCTGTCGGAGCACTCGGCGAGACGGTCATGACGGCTACCGGGCTGATCGGCCCGGCGCTTCTCGGCGTCGAGTCGCAGCTGACGTCGCTCGCACTGACAGCGACCACGCAGCTCGGGACGATCGCGGGCCCGGCGATGAGCGCACTGGGGTCGACGATCTCCGCAGTGCAGGCAGGGACGATCTCGCCGTCGCTCGCAGCGGTCAACGCCTCGCTCACGCAGACCGGGTCGGCGTTCGTGTCGGCGGTGACCGGCACGATCAACCCGCAGTGGGCCGCGGCCGGCGCGAACATCCGCGCAGTGCAGGCCGGCCCGATGAACACTGCCTTCGCCGAAGCTCGGAACGCGCTCTGGCAGACGGCTCAGACGTTCGGGCCCGCAGTCGGAATGATCGGCCAGCAGTGGTCCGGAATCCGAGAGGCCACCGCCACTCCAGTCCGGTTCACCATCACGTCGGTGTTCAATGACGGCGTCGTCGGCATGTGGAACTCGGTCTCGGATCTGCTCGGGACGACACGGATGAACCAGTATCCGGTGCGGTTCGCGACCGGTGGCTACGTCGATCCGTCCCTTCCCGGCGCCAAGGCGGGCAAGGACTCGATTCCCGCGCTGCTGATGCCCGGCGAGTTCGTCATGCGGAAGAAGGTCGTCGACCGATTCGGTGAATCCAACCTCGCGAAGATCAACGGCGGGATGGATCCGCAGGGACTGTTTCCGGCGTCCTGGCGACTGTCGGACGTGCCGCAGCGTCTGGCCGCGGGCGGCGTCGTGAAGGGCACACCGGCGTGGGCAGCCCTCAAACGCGGTTGGGACTGGGCCCGATCCAGGTCGGGACGCCCGTACGTTCTCGGCGGATCCGCCGACGGCGCGGGCGGCACCGACTGCTCCGGCTACATGTCGGGCATCGCTGACGTCATCCAGGGCGGCAACGGTGCTCGGCAGTGGGCGACGATGGCGTTCAACGGCGGCGGAAACGGTCAGCAGGCGTCCGGCCCGCAGGGCTTCATCCGTGGTCTGGCGGCAGGCTTCTCCGTCGGCGTCCTCAACGGCGGACCAGCAGGCGGCCACACGGCGGGCACGATCGGTGGCGTCGAAGGCATCCCGGCAGTCAACGTCGAATCCGGCGGCTCGCACGGAAACGTCGCGTTCGGCGGACCGGCCGTTGGTGCTGACCACTCGCAGTTCCCGACCCGCTACCACCTGCCGGTGGTCAACGGAGCGTTCGTGTCCGGCGGCGGCGGTGGCCGGTCCCTCAGCGACATCGTCTCGTCGATCACCGGCCCCGCGTGGCAGAGGATCACCGCGACGGCAGCCGGATACCGCGGTGCGGGCGGCACGATCGACGAGTACCCGTCGAAGGTCGCCGCCCGGTTGAAGGACTCGACGAGCAAGAAGATCGACAAGCTGATCCAGGAGACGACCAGCTTCGCCGATCCAGGCGGCGCCGGTGTCGAACGGTGGCGGCCGCTCGTCCGACTTCTTCTGATGCGGTACCGGCTCGGCGAAGACAACGCCGACCGGACGCTGCGCCGGATGAACCAGGAGTCCGGCGGTAACCCCAGAGCGATCAACAACTACGACATCAACGCCAAGAACGGGACGCCGTCCAAGGGACTGATGCAGGTCATCCAGCCCACGTTCGATGCGTTCCGTGACCCTGCTCTGTCGCCGGACATCTGGGATCCGATGGCGAACGTCGCGTCGTCGATGCGGTACGCGATGTCGCGGTACGGGTCGCTCGCCTCGGCGTACGACCGTGCGGGTGGGTATGACCAGGGTGGCTGGATGGACCCGGGTGTGAACGCCTTTTACAACGGCTTCCGTAAGCCGGAAGCGGTGCTGACACCGTCGGAGTCTGAGGCGTTCGTCGGCATCGCGCAGCGGTGGGTTGAGGATGAGCGTGCCGGGTCGACCTATGTCGGCCAGCAGGTCCAGAACCAGTGGCTCGTCGACCCTGATGCCCAGTCCGCGTCGACTCGCCGGTCGGTGCGTCGCGCGATCCGCCAGGAGGTGGCTCTTGTCTGATAGTGGTGTCCGGCTCGACTGGACCGGCCCCGACGGGTCGACGTGGGACTGGCTCGACGGCACTGCCGGAGTCATCCTCGGCGAAGGCATCGACGGGATCTTGTTTCCGGACTTCGAGCAGCTGACGACGCCGACTCCGGCCGGGCGCCGCTACAACGGCACACGGTGGAAGCCTGCGACGGTGGAGGCGACTCTGCAGGTGTGCGATACCCGCGCATCTGCAGAGGTCGCCGCGCTCGGCGGGCAGTACCGTCGAGGGGCCGCGTGGCGGACGTTGGATCGTCGTGTCCGCGCGAGTGTGTCGCCGACGTCGGCAGGCAGGCTCACCTGCACTGCTGATGGGCAGTCGCGGTGGCTGGACCTGCGCCTGGAGTCGATCGGGCACAAGCTCACGAAGATGCCCGACATCCGCGGTCTCGTCGAGTACGACGTCGAATTGGTCGACGATGAACCGTTCTGGAAGGGGCAGCCGGTCCCGATTGACTTCCCGTATCAGGAGGTCGCGACGGAGGACTACTACGGCGGCGCGACCGGCGTCGGGCCACCGTTGATGATCTCGGCCGGCAACAACTCGTCGTCGGGCGTGGAGATCGCGAACCCCGGTGATGTCGATTCGTGGCTCACGTGGGAGATCACCGGCCCGGTGCAGGCGACGATTGGTACGCCTGGTGCGACGACGGCGGTCCCGTTCCTCGGCGACGGCGAGCGGCTGACGATCATCACGAACCCGATCCGCCGCGACGTGCTCGACGAGTCGGGGGCGCGGGCGTGGCACAAGCTCGACAACCGTCGCTTCGAGCCTGTCCCTGCTGGTGACCAGGTGCCGCTCGTGGTCGAGATGGCCTCGGCTGGTCCGGGATCGAACGTGCGCGTCACCCTCGAGCCGATGTTCCTGGGGGCGTACTGATGATGTTGCCGATCCTGTCGCTGGCCGACCGAGACAACCGGCTCATCGGGGAACTGCCCTACACCGACCTCGATGTGGTGTGGACGTGGAACCAGGTCGGCACCGGCAGCGTGATCGTCCCCGAGCTGCACCCGCTGTTCGGTCAGATCGCAGCCCTGACCGACGAGGTCGTTCTCGCGCGCGTCGACCACCGGCGCCCGTGGACCGGCCGAGTCACCGAGATGGACCTGCAGTTGGACCGGAACCGCGGGTCGTGGCAGATGGAGCTGACGCTCGTCGACGACTGGATCTGGCTCAAGGCCCTGTTGGCTCGGCAGAACCCGCTCGGCACGCTCAACCAGCAGGGCTATGCCGAGTTCGACACCCGCACCGGCCCAGCCGAGACCGTCATCAAGGCGATCCTTGCCGACATCGTCGTCCGCACCGGCGTCCCCATCGTCATCGCTCCGGCACCTGACCCGGACCCGTCGCCGATCGTCACCATCAAAGCGCGCATGGACACCGTCGCTGAACTCATCGAGGACGCCCTGGCCGCCGCGAACCTCGGCTTGACGGTGACAACGCTCGGCCCGGGCGACGAGCCGCCGCCGACACTCGCCGACTCCGGCGTCGCACCGGGCACCGTCATCGTCGATGCGGTCCCGATGCGTGTGCAGCCGTGGCTGCTGTGGGACGAAGCCGAACTGGTCAAGGGCAACCTGACGTTCACTGCGCCGACGGCGCACACTGCGACGATCGGCGGAACCGGCGACGGCGTGAACAAGCAGTACACACAGCTGCGCGATGACGACCTGGCGGCGAGCCTCGGCAAGTACGGGCTCCCCGAGATCTACGTCGACGCCGGCACCTCAGACCCGGTGGCGAAGGGTGCGGCAACTCTCGCCGGCGTCCGGGGCGGCATCACAGCGAACTTCACCGTCGAGGACGCGATGCCGTGGTCAGCGTGGGACGACTACCAACTCGGCGACCTCGCAGGCGGGCAGGTCGCCGGGATCGACTGGCGGTCACCGATCAGCCAGATCAAGCTCGCTGCCAGCGACAACGGCGAAGTCGGGTACACGCCGCGCATCGGCGCACCCACCCCACCACCCGAGGCCGTCGTGGTCCAGGCGGTGCGGAAACTCGCGGCGAACGTCGCCGCAGAACGAAGGAGACGCTGATGGTGATGTCCACTGCCGGGTTCCAAGGCCCGGTCAGCGAGTCGCAGGAGGCCGGACGGTTCCTCCGGATCGCGCCGCCCGCACTCGTCGACGGCCCGAACGACCTCCGAGTCACCACCGCCGCAGGCACCCGCACTGTGTCTGTCGCCGCCGGTACCGCGCAGGTGTGCGGCGTGACCGTGAAGTCTGACGCGGCGACGTCACTGACGTTCGCCGCCAACTCTGGCGGCACGCGGCTCGACGTGGTCGTGCTGCGCGTGGTGTGGGCGGGGCCGTCGTCGGCGGTGTCGATCGTGGTCAAGCAGGGGACGTCCGGGTCGAGCACCCTCCCGACGCTCACCCGCTCAGCAGGGGCGACGTACGAGATGCCGCTGGCTGTCGTGTCGGTCGGCACGTCGGTAACGACGATCACCAGCCCGAACATCTTCAATGTCGCGACTTACGGTGGCCTCGGTGGCCGGATGCGGATCGCGCAGGAGTCGTACTGTGCGATCGCTGACGGCGCGACCGGGGCGGAGATGGCGATTGAGGGCACCACGCGCACGTATCGCCGCAATTCGGATGGTTCGTGGACGCTCGTCACCGACGTCAACAGCCCGTGGAAGTACTTCGACCCGATCATCCGCTACAAGGGCGACGGCAACGTCCAGGCCGGAACAGCGAGCCTCGGCACCGGCGGTGTGCGACGTGGCCGGTTCAAGGTCGTCGACCAGTTCCTGATCGGTGAGATCGAGGTCCGCACCGGGTCGGCGGGGTGGAACTTCGGTGCCGGTGACCTGACGATCGACATGCCACCTGGCTATGGGCCGGACACGAACTTCGCCGACCGGTGGCTCGAAGGCCACCTGTACACCACGGATGAGAGCTTGATGGACTGGCCGATCCAGGCGCTGGTGAAGGGCGGCGAGACCACGGCGTTGATGTACTCGCCGACGTCGGGCGCGGACTGCCGCATGAAGCCGATGCGCGCCACCGACTCCACGAACGGCACCGGGAAGGGCATCCCGCTCATCGGCAGCGCGAGATCCAACCCCAAGGTCATCGTCATCAGCCTGCTGTACTCGGTGGTCTGACATGGCGATCACCTACTTCGGCACCCAAGGCACTGTCACCGAGTCGACCGGTGCAGGGCGGTGGGCGCGCGCGGGTGTCCCGTTCATGGTCCGCACCCCGGACGATTTCAAGGTCACTGCGGTCACCGGCCTGCAGCGGACCGTCCAGGTCGCCGCCGGCAGTGCACTCGTCTGCGGTGTGTCCACCGTCGAAACGGCGGCCCGGCAGCTGCAGCTCGCAGCGAACACCGGCAGCCAGGTCCGCCTCGATCTGGTGGTCCTGCGACTGGTGTGGGCGGGCCTCGGCGCGTCGACAGCGGTCCTCGACATCAAGCAGGGCACGCCGGGCGCGGTGAACCCGCCGACGCCGACGCGCACACCGGGCACCGTCTACGAGGCTCCGCTCGCCGTCGTGCGTATGGCACCGAACACCGGTCAACTCACCGGGTCTGCGGTGTTCCCGATCGCCCCGTACGGAGGGAAGGGCGGCCCGCTGCACACGCTGCAGGCGCAATGGATTCAGCTGGTCGACGCACCGGTCGGCACCGAGCTCGTCACAGACACGAACGCGTGGCGGTACAGGCGACTCACCGACGGTTCGTGGTCGATCATCGAGTCGAATCTGCAGCCGTGGTCGACATGGGCTCCGCAGCTCACGTCGGCGGGCGGCGGCAACGTCGTCTTGGGCACGGGCGGCATCATGGTCGGCCGCTACAAGATCATCCGGAACATGCTGTACGGCGAGTTCGAGATCCGCAAAGGAACCTCCGGCAGTGACTTCCGGTGGGGAAACATCTCTGTCGCGCTGCCCGCGCCGGTCGGGACGTACACGACTGACCGCTGGTGCCCGGCACATCTGGCGACACCAGCGACTGGGCTCATGGATTGGCGAGCACAGGTCCTGTGTTCGTCGGGCTCGACGTCGGGACTGATCTTCGCTGCGTCGTCGTCGGTGGATGTCCGCATGAGGGCGTGGCGGTCGGCGGCGTCTTCTCCGGCTCAGCCGGACACCGGGTACCCGCGCATCGTCAACCAGTACACGGAGGGCCTCGTGGTGACGGGGCAGCTCCGCTACATCGTCGACTGACGACCTTCCGACTATCCACCCAACGGGCCCCGCTCACCGGCGGGGCCCTTCGCATTCCAGGAGGAACATCATGAGCAAGCCAACATTCCGGTACCTCGAGTTGCTCGGGCCGAACCGCCAGTCACGCAACGGTGCCCGAGTGCCGTACTTCTTCCTCCACACAGAGGAGGGATCGGCGACGGCCGAGAACCTCGTCCGCAGCGGCAACAGTTCCGGTGCGTTCTCGTACCACTACATCGCAGACGACAAGACGCTCGTCGCGATGGTCGACACCGACTACGGCGCGTGGGCGGTCCTCGACGCCAACAACCGGTCGATCAACCTCTGCTTCGCCGGGTCCCGGGCTGCGCAGTCGCGCGAGGTGTGGCTGGCGAAGTTCCGCAACGCGATCCGCATCGCCGCGTGGACTTTCGCGCAGGACGCCAAGAAGTACCCCTACCTGCGGGCCGTCGTCCAGTCGCGCCCATACCGCAAGGGCGACATCGCCTGCATCAGCGACCACAACTTCGTCACGACCGTCCTCGGTATCGGCAACCACACCGACGTCGGCCCGAACTTCCCGTGGGACGTCTTCGAAGCTGACCTGCGCAGCTACCTCGCACCCGCCCCGCCGGCACCGGTCATCAACCGGATCGACGAGTGCGCAGCGAAGAATCTGTGGCTCGGCGCCCGCGAGACCGTCGGAGAGAAGTCGACGCCTGGTGGTCGCGGCCGTTTCGCCAAGTTTGCCGGCGGCTACGTCTACTGGACTGCGGTGACAGGCGCATTCGCGATCCCGAACGCGATTTTCGAGACGTGGGGCGAGCACGGCTGGGAGAAGGTCTACGGCTACCCGGTGAACGTCGCGACCACGATCAACGGTGGCGTCATCCAGGCATTCGAGCGCGCCGTCATCTACCGAAAGGACGGCGAGGTCGGGCATCCGGTGGGCGGCGAGATCTTCAAACGCTTCGCCCGTGATGGCTACGAGCCCGTGCTCGGTTGGCCGACGTCGGACGAGCGCGACAACGGGACTGGCGGCCGCATCCAGGAGTTCGAGAAGGCAGACCTCGTGTGGGATCCGTCCGGCGTCTCGAAGGTTGTGAAGAAGTGATCTCCGCGGTCGTCTACTCGCAGCCGAACTGCGGACCGTGCGCGGTCATGAAGAAGATGCTGACCAAGCACGGAATCCCGTTCGAAGTCCGCGACGTTCAGCAGGACGAGCAGGCGCTCGCTGATGTCCGCGAGTTCCACGAAACATGCGCACCCGATCGACCCGTCGCGACGCCGGTCGTCGTCATCGACAACGCGGACGGCGCAGGATCTCGGGAGATCTTGTTCGGCGCCGCGATCGATGAGTTGAAGGCGCTCGTGCGTGATCGGCGGGTGGTCGCATGAAGCTCCCCAGGCTGACGCCGGCACGTCGTGCGCGGATCTACGTTCTGTTGACCGCGCTCGTTCCGGTCGCCGTCGCCTACGGGCTGATCGCCGACACGCAGGCTTCGCTGTGGCTCGCCGTTGCTGCAGCACTCCTCGGGTCGGGTGGTTCGACGATGGCCGCGTGGCACACCCCGATCCTCAGCAAGGACCGCGAGTGACCGGCGCGTGGTCGGTGTGGGTTGCGGAGCAGGCCCAGGCTGACAGCGTCTTCGATCTTGTCGCTCGACTCATCGACAACGCCGCCGCGCTCATCGCGGCGGCCGTCACAGGCGTCACTGCGATCGTGATCGCCCGAAAGGGTGGCGTCCGGCACGAAGAGACGGCGAAGCAGGTCGAGGAGCAGGCGAAGACGATCGAGGAGATCCGCGAGTCGACGGTCAACTCGCATCCGCGGCCGATGCGGTATGACCTCGACGACGTGTCCGACGCGGTCGGCGAGGTTAAGGCGCTCGTTGAGACGATCGGTGCGGAGGTCCGGGAGGATCGCGTCGCGCGGCGTGCGGGTGATCAGGCGCTCGCGGGTCGGCTCGACGAGCTCGCGGTCCGTCTGGATCGTCAGGATGCGATCGCGGCGAAGCACCACCCGGAGGACCCGTAGCATCTCGTTGCATCGTGAACTGAAAAGCGCCCCAACCTCTTCGGAGGTTGGGGCGCTTTTCTGCGTTCCGGCGTCAGGCGTGGAAGTAGTGATTCGGGCTGACCGCGAGGTAGATCGTGTAGATGTACATCGTGACCCACCCGAACAGGATGTGCTTGATGATGGAATGGCCCTGTTGCTGGCGGACGTACTGGGCTCCGCTGGCGGCCTGCTGGATCGGCTGCTGGTAGACGGGCTGGGCGTAGCCCTGCGGCGGGTAGGGCTGCTGGTAGCCCTGCTGCGGCGGAGCGTAGCCGGGCTGAGGTGCGTAGCCTTGCGGCTGCTGCTGGTACGGATTGGGCTGAGGTGCGGTCATATCGAACAGGCTACGCGCCCAGTCAGCCTCACCCCGGACGTCACCGCGATCGAGCGTGTGCGGGCAGACCTCGCCGAGTACGGCAGGCAGCTCGGGGTACGGAAGAGGGACTGACAATGCCCCATAGGAGTAATGGTAGGAGTAAGCGTCGAAGACGAAATCCCCTCTGACCTGGAGCCGATGACGGGAATCGAACCCGCACTCTCAGCTTGGGAAGCTGATGTTCTACCACTAAACTACATCGGCGCTGCGCAGGGTGACCTGCGCGAGGACTACCGTAACAAACGCGGTCCGTGGATGGTGCAGAGCATGTCGTGAACAGACAGGAGTTGTCCTATCGAGTCTCGAGCGAACCCTTCGGTGGTCTGGTTCCGTCGCGATCTGCGCGTGCATGATCTGCCGACGTTGACGGCGGCCGCCGCCGATGCGGACACGGCGGTCGGGGTGTTCGTCCTCGACGATCAGGTGGCTCGGCCGGGACCTCGCACGGACTTCTTCCTCGGCTGCTTGGCCGCGCTCAACGAGTCGTTGGACGGCAGACTGCTCATCTTGCACGGTGACCCCGAAGTGGAGCTGCCGCGACTGGTCGATGAGATCGGCGCGGGATCGGTCCACATCTCGGCCGACTTCTCGCCGTATGGACGTCGGCGAGACGAGGCGGTGGAAACCGCGCTCGGCACGACGCCGCTGGTGCGTACCGGGTCGCCGTACGCCGTCGCGCCGGGGCGCGTCGTGAAGGGCGACGGCACGCCGTATCGGGTGTTCAGCCCCTACCAGCGCGCGTGGCACGAGCACGGCTGGCGACTGCCCGCTTCGAGTGACGCCACGACTCTGGCATGGCTCGACCCGACAGGAATGCAGGGTAGGCAGGACGTGCCGCGGCCGGCCGGAAAGCCACTCGCGCCTGCGGGGGAGACTGCCGCGCTCGACCGGTGGCACGACTTCCTCACCGACGACCTCGCCGACTACGGCACGAACCGCGACCGCCCCGACCTCGACCGAACCAGCCGGCTGTCGGCGTATCTGAAGACTGGATGCCTGCACCCGCGGACACTCCTCCACGACATGAGGTCGCGCACCGACGACGGAGCGGCGAAGTTCCGCAGCGAATTGTGCTGGCGCGAGTTCTACGCCGACGTCCTCCATCACCGTCCCGACAGTGCATACATCGAGTTCAACGAGAAGTTCCGCCGGATGCCGCACGACACCGGGTCCGACGCCCAGGAAGCCTTTCGAGCGTGGTGCGAGGGCCGGACCGGCTATCCGATCGTCGACGCAGGGATGCGTCAACTAGCGGCCGAAGGTTGGATGCACAACCGTGTGCGGATGATCGTCGCGTCGTTCCTCACCAAAGACCTCCACCTGCCGTGGCAGTGGGGCGCCCGGCACTTCATGGACTTCCTCATCGACGGCGACCTCGCGTCCAACCAGCACGGATGGCAATGGGTCGCAGGCTGCGGAACCGACGCCTCGCCCTACTTCCGGGTGTTCAACCCGACCACGCAGGGAGAGAAGTTCGACCCGACGGGCGACTACGTCCGACGCTGGATTCCCGAACTGCGGTCAGTGCCAGGAAAGAAGGTGCACAAGCCGACCGGTGACCGACCCGGGAGTTATCCCGAGCCGATCGTCGACCACGCCGCCGAACGGCTGGACGCCCTCGACCGGTATGCGTCGATCAAAGAATGA